CCACTTCTTATAGCTCCTTTTCTCCCTGTGTGAGAATCTTCAACTATTACCGTTTCGTCTGGATTTGTTTTAGTATGGATCATGCATCTCATATACATTTCTGCATTAGGTTTGGGCAGAAAAACATCTTCATTAGTTAATACATAATCACAATACTTTAATACACCTACTCTCTCTAAAGATGTTAATACAGTTTCCCGTATAGCGTTTGAAGCAATCGAAATTTTTAAATTATTATCTTTTAAAAATTTAAATAAACGTTGTAATTCTAAATTCTCTTCAATCGATTGAAGTCTTTGTCTAGTAAAGGTTTGCTTTAATTGCCAGACTTTATCATATTCACTTTCAGGTAATTGCTTATGTTCAGTTAATAATGCGAGTTTAGTTTTCGTTGACTTACCGTCGTATGAAGAAAGATGTTCATCTCTTGATATAACATACGAATCACTAATAGTACGAAGAGCATCGTTTAATGCATAATAGTGTAAATCTCTACTATCTATTAATACTCCATCTAAATCAAAAATGATGTGTTTTATATAATTGTACATAATCAGAACAAACGCCCGTACAATTATAATTAGGTGGATTTTTTGAATTATCTACAATAATACAATTGTCTGAAGCGTACTTCCCGGGGAATGTCCAAATAAATTGCTTAGAGGTAATAGTATATTGATCTGTTTCATGCCAAAAGCAATGTATCTTATTGTTTTTTAACATTTCCTGTAATGCTTCTAAATTTTTAGCATGACACCACAAATTAGGATGCTCAATCATATACTCTTTAACATGAGTTTTCGGTTCATCATGACCTAATAAATATTCACCGTTTATAAACCAAACATCAATTTCACAATGAAATCCTAAGTCTAATACTTTTTGTATTTGAAGGGGTTTGTTTTCTAATTTAGCATTTTTACCGGTCAAATTACCTCTATGAGATATTAAGATCATTTAAAATTTTCAATACTCTTTATGCCATCAATAATAAAGAGAGTATCCATTGATAAGGCTAGAAATTTTGAATTTTTGTAAGCTTCAAATTGATCCTTAATGTCTTTAACTAAATGATATCCAAGTTTATCACCTAGTTTTAATTTTAACTTTTCTATAGCAGCTTTATATAGAGGTGAATTGAAATCACCAACACAACCTAAGCTTGCAGACAAATCATATGGCCCAACCATAAAATAATCGAAATCTACTTCCGAAATAATGCTTATATTATCAAGACCGAGTTGTGTTTCTATTTGAGCTACAACTATAGGATTACGTTTTTTAAAATCTCTATTACCCCACTCATTCTCTCTGACTAATCCTTGACCTCTGCTACCTTTATGAGGATAAAAGCAATAATCATAATACTCTTTAGCTTTATAATAGGTCTGTACTGTTGAAAATATGACCCCAGATACCCCAGCATCAAGACTCATCCTAATAACAGTCTTATCTAACCAGGTTACTCTAATAAAACATAATTTATTTTTAAGTAAACATACTTGAATACAAGTATATAAAGTCTCATTATTGAAGCACCCGTGTTCGAGATCAAAAACAACTCCATCGATTGTAGAGTTACATAGTATCTCTGTAATTATAGGACTAGGTAACTGTTGCCATAATAGTCTCATTAATTTTTAAACATTCTTCCCAATTATCTTCTGTATCAATATCAAAATTTTCAGGATGATCCACTTTATAAAAAGCAGGAGCCTTACCTACTCTATTCTTAATAGTAGTAAATACATTTTTTTTAAACATATAAAAAGCAGAATTTTCTTCGTACAATGTTGGAAGGGATTGAGTTTGCTCTAATTTAAGAGGATTATGATTTACAGGGCAATAACCATATTCTTCCTTTCTCCATAAGCGAGAATTTATTAAATTACAACTAACAACTGAATCACAACCATCCTTTTCAAAAAACTTATAAGCTTTCTCTAAAGTATCCATTTTAAGAAAAGGACTAGTAACATGAATCTGGCATATTACGTCATTATCATTTATAACTGTAGAGGACTCAGATGGACCACGCCAAAACCCTTGCAAAAGATTCTCTATAAGTTTATTTACCGAAACTTCATTACCACATAAGTGGTCTGGTCTTTTAAGAGTAACAATATTTTTTAAATCAGGGTCACTTCGAATTTGTTCAATTATTTCATCACTATCTGTGTCAACGAAAACCTTATATTGTTTTAATTTATAAAGTGTATGCTTGTAAAGAGGCACTCCATTTAATTTTCGAAAATTCTTTCCCGAAACTCGCTGAGATTCGTGTTTAATAGGTATAAAAATTTTCATCCTTCTATATATAATTACAATAATTCATAAAATAATCTATAATAAGTAATTTTTATCTTTTAAGTTTTCTATGTCCTTCTCAAAATACCAATACTTTATGATACTCTTTAATTTAGACTTTCTCATATCTGGTGGGTTATTAATAAGCTCTGTAGGCCAGGCCTTAATCCACTGAGATTTTTCTGGTTGTCTAATCCACGTACCGGCCCATTTATTAAAAAAATACTTCCAAGCATACTCTTTATATACACCTGTTCTAGTTTCCCAAATTTTTTGATGCTCAGAATCATCTGCTTTTCGCTTCAGCGTTTTATGTCCTTTAAATCCATCTTCTTTAATAAACTCCCTATCAGCTACTGTATCTAGTTCAAGGGCGTCTGTATTATTCAATTCAATACCATGTAATATATCATTAATACATGATTTTTTCTTATTAAAAATTAAAGCTCGTAACCAATAATCTGCTTCCTTATATTGTACACCAAAAAAATTCTCATCCCAAATACCTATCTTCTTAACAGCAGATGCTGTATAGCTCACCAAATTATCGCCAAATTTACCTACAATAAAGTTATACTTTTTATGCATTTTAAAAAGATTACTACACCAGTTAGAATGAACACTCGTATCATTTTGCATTGTAACTAAATATTCACACTTTGGTTTATTGAGGTTTTTAAAACCATTAAGTAAAGCTTGATTCCAGTTTTCAGCTAAATTACCATTAGACCAATCTGGCCTAAGAACATTATGCAGTACATTAACCTTATCTTTAAACTGTGAATCGAGTCTAAAATCTGTATGATTATTAATTATATTAACTTCCGTATCCGGGACTAGAGAAAAATCAGATTTAAATAATTTTTCTAGCGTATCATTTAAAACGTTTGATCTTTTATACGTTACTATATAGATTTTGAGTCTCTTCATTAAAATCCTCTCTATTAAGAGTTTTTAAATTTAAAATTTTAGTTAATACATCGTCTAAAATAACTTTCGGATTATTTTTTAAATTTTTGCGAGCATAAATCCATTGATTTACCTGATTATGGCGTTTAGATGCGAAGCATTGTTTAGCAAATTCATCTTCATCTCTTGCACATCCTTCCTTATACCCGGGCGCGAACGCATCTAAATAAAAACTAAAACCAGTTACGAAAAGAGACTCAACACCGTGATATAGTGTATCAAATATTGCTGCGAAGCCTGTATTACTCCGACAATCTACTCCTTTATTTAACTCTCCATATAATCTGAAATCCATCACATGAAAATTAAAGTTCTGTTTTATTAAATTTACAGTGTTTTGATTAACCATCGGGTGTAATGCATTGCTATAGCAATTACCTCTCATGGTAGAATTTGGAATCGTACACAGCCACTGTATGTTATTATCTTTAAGGTTATTAATATCTATTATTCCGCCATTATCTTTATGCTCTATAAGACAATTATAAAATACGTCTGTTCTAGAGCCAATATTTGATTTATAGCGCTGTGTTAATTCCATTCCTCTATTTAATCTTACTACAATATCATATTCTTTATCTATGCTTTCACCAAACCCGCTGAACGACTCAGTAGTAAGATATTGAGCGGGACCAATAATAATAGCTTTTTTTCCTTTTAAGAAATTAAAATATTGTTCATCTTTCATACTGTGACATGGTTGCTCAGAGCAACTTCAAAATCCTCATAACAATTTTCAATAAATTCAATACTAGAGCTCGCTATATGAGGTGTCATAAAAAATTTAGAGTTACCATATACATTAAGCTTACCTCTATACGGCTCGACCCAAAAAGCGTCAAATGCAGCTCGTATATTAGTATGTGTTAAACATTCATAAAGATCATTTTCATTTACGAGAGGACCTCGCGCAGTATTAATTAAAATAGCATTATCTTTAAATTGGGCCAAATTAGTTTTATTTATAAAATTTTTATTTTCAGGACAATAAGGTATATGAAGACTAACTATATCTGCTTTATTATAATCTGGTAAGGATGTATCAGTCAATATATCATATGTTGTAATATTTTCAATAAAGGAAGACATTTTATCTTTAACTCTTTGTCCTATATTACCTAATCCTACTATTAACAAAGTTTTATTAGTAAGAATGTTTCTCCTTGTACTACTCCATGAAGATAAATCACCTATGTTATCATATAACATTTTAAATATTAAATAACAAGTAAAATTCGCCGTTTCTTCGTAAATAATATTTTTAGTTTCCATAGAAGGAAACTGTACTCGTATATTCGAAGGAAAATTTACATTATCAGTACCTACACCGGCCCGAAAAACAAAATCAACATTAGGAAATTCAGTTATATCTATAGGAGGTGCTCCTAATATAATTGATGTTGCTAGATTTTTGTCTTGTGTAACTTTATCCTTTGGTAATAAGGAATTAAAAAGAGATGTATTTGTCCAAATCATTAGTATTCTAAGTAATTTTCTAAACAATGTTGTAATGCATTATCAAGAGTATCCTGTTTATGATGCATATGAAGAATTCTTTCCTTAAGATGGTCTTCTCCAAATTCATGATGAAAAGTTCTTTGCTTTTGTCTATTTTGTTTACTTCTTGCGTTATATTCTGGAGGTAAAATATATAATTTAGCTTTTGACTCCCAAAGAGAGACCCTAAATGTCGGTTGATCATACGGACAAACGTTATAATATTTACGATAATATTTTGGCCAGATATTAAGCAACTTATCTATGTTGTCGCATTTTTTAAAGCCCATTACTCCTGTATTAACTTCTGAAAAAGCATATGGTATATTTTTATATTCTGGAATAACTTTAGAATATTTCTCTCTCTTTCTAGCTAAACAATGAGCAATAACTAACTCATATTCATCTAACATATCAAATATATCATATATATTATAATCAAACACAGTATCTGAATCTAGATATAAAGTTTTTTCATATGGAGAATGCTTAAGGACATCAACCTTTGCTCTTAATATCTTACAATCTATTTGTATACACTTATTAATACCAGGAACAAGCTGTAATAATTTATCTGGCTTCATGTCTGAAAAACATGTAATATGAAGATCCGGATGAAATTTTCTAAATGATTCTACTGACACACTCAATTCTTTAAAAAATTGATCTCCTACCGCATTATAAACTGTATATATTATACCTTTATTCATTTTTTTTATTTCTAAAAAAAGCTACCTTTTCTTCCACAACTTTAACTAAATTCTCTTCTCCGAAATAATGGGTTGAATATATTCTTTCAACCTCTCTATTAAAATCATCTACAATAACAATACCATCTTCTTTTATTAATAAAGAAGCAGAAAAAATACTACTCATCCGGCCCGAGCCTTTATATGGGTTTGGCGGCTGATGTCCTTTCGGAGCATCTACAATTATAAAATCCCACGATACTTGCGTTACTTCATCAGGTAAATCAATTTTAATCTCTTCCTCGTCGAATTTTATTCTTTTATATTCTTGTACAGATGTTTTATATACTATATGATGTATTTTTAACTCATTATTTTCCTTTAAAACTTTTGATATCCAGTCAGGATTATTTTCTAAAAATACTGTTGAACCGTTAATATTTAAATTTTGCCAAAGATGAGAATCTGCTCCTACGCCAAAAACTAATAAATTACAAGGACAATGAGATTCTAATTCTTTACATATTTCTTCATATTGTACACGAGTCATCATCCCCCTAGGACGACCATGACCATCTAGTGCATATTTCGAGACTAATTCTTTATAATTCATTTAATTGTGAGTATAAATTTTTTGACCATATTAACGGATTATAAAGCCTATCGAATTCTTCTTTAGCTTTTAATCCCATTTCTTTTCTTTTCTTACAACATGATAGCTCTCTAAACGCCTTTAACCACCCATTTTTATCTGCAGCAATCAAACCATGTTGTGGGTTTCCAAGAATATGTAAATTACTAGGAGTAAGATCTGTTATAACAGGTAGTCCTAATTGATGAAAAACAAATGCTCTACCAGCATTAGATTTATTTTTAAATCTAATTATATAATCTGTATTATATACTCCTGTCTCAATAATTTGATTACGTTTATAATCAACATATGTGATATTAGGACATAAACCAATATCAGTAGATAAAATATCATGAACTATTGTATCAGCAGACCATTTTTTAAATTTTATTTGTATATTGGGTCTACCAAACTCCCAATTAAACTCAGAATTACCGTGTATAGTGAGTAACTCAATATTTACTTCTTTCGAGAACTCTTCTAATGCAAGTTTAACATATGGATCAAATTTAGCTAAATGGGGATAATGACCATGAAAACAAAAACGTAATACATCTACATCTGTGTGAGTTTTTATCTCTATATTTTGATATAATTCTTCAATTAATGGATACAAAAATACATTTTTGTTCATTGATAAACTTGCTTGTTCTTCTATCGAACCTACAATAAGAAAATCACAATAATCATATTTACCTATCGCGGGATTTATTAATCCTACCTTTTTTTCTGGGTGAGCTATTTTTATATTGTGAGCTAATTCAAGTTCACCTTTACCAACAATAATAATCTCTCCGTCTCCTACATCGTTTGAAATACACGATGGTATATTTAACTTTTGAAAATAATTATCAAGATCATGAATCCAAATTCTATAAGAACCTGTATTATAATTTTGTTTATTTGTTACAAATCTTATTCTTTTCTCCATTGTATATCAATAGTTTTATCATTATGAGGATTAGCTAATATGCGTATCATAGTCAACCCATAACCGTAAGGTAATGTCGATCCATCGTGTTTATATTTTTTAATTAAATCACTATTAACTACTCCACTCCTCATTTCAGCACCGAGATCATAATGAGCTGTATCATGTATTAATACTAAACCACCGGTTTTGACGTACGGGGCTATATTATTTAAATCAAGGGTAACCTCTGTACCTGTATGAGAACCGTCATGCAATACTACATCATAACACTCACTATGATCTAAAGTAGGTACTATGTCTAATGAATTACCGTTATGAAACGACCATATATTCTCATTATCACTTTCGAAATTAAAAGGAACATCTGGTCTTACAGATAACGGTCTCATATCTACACTTGTTAATTTACCACCAGTTAATTTTAAGGCTTCAACCATTGCTTGAGTCGAAAAGCCGGTACCAAATTCAAATACATTCTTTGACTCCATCCCTAAAACGATAGAATATAAAGTTAAATAATGTCTTGTTAATCCAGTATCATTTAAATGATGTTTTTTTACTATAAAATCTAAATTAGGCATTGTTGTTTTTATATTTTCTTAATTAAAACTTCTTTATTAAACGTGTTAAACTCTTCATAAAAAATATTATTCAATTTTACAACCTCAGTGTTATTTGGCAATCTATTAAATACATCAGTTTGTGGGTCTTTTATATCAAAAACACCATATTTATCGTTAGGTACGTTTACTTGTAGATGTAATAATACAATACCACCTGGTTTTAAAACTCGTATCATTTCAGAGCAGAATTTCGAAGGGTATAATGCATGATCCAACACATTAGAAAAAATAAAATCAAAAGATTCATCATCAAAACTCAAATCATGGAAATCTCCTTTAACAACCAGCGGTTCGCATGCAACTAAATCTATACCAATTGCGTTTTTATTTAAATCTATTAAAGCCTGTACCTCTTGTCCAGTTCTCGCACCGATACATAAACACTCATTACCAATATAATCTACATGCTTATTAAAAACCTTCTTAAAACCACCGAGCTTACTTAACCACTCTCCATTTAACCACTTTTCCCTCCGTACAGGATCAGTAGTTTTTTCTTTTTGCAAATTAATATATTCAATATACTTATTTTTTTGTTTTTGTAAAATAGTTAATACATTAACACACCTCTCTGCATATCTCTCTTGAGTAAAATCTTTAGTATATTCAATACCAGCTTTTACCTTCTCCTCCCTTTCGTTGTTATTTTCTAAATAATAAATAAGCTTTTTAATAATTTCTTGATCAGACATTTGCATATTAATATCAATTAAAAAGGACTTTAATAATTCAACATCTCTAGGGTGGTCATCATATACATCCCCAGCCAAGGCAACACCACACATAGGCACTTCTATATATTTTCCAAATCTAGATTTAGGTGCACCACTATCTGTTATAATAATTTTAGCTGAATTTATTTTATCAGCAAAATCGATAGCATATTTATCTGTATATGCATCTGAGTGCGATCCACCAACGTGCGGAATAACACCACACCTATATTGAGACGGCATTAACCTAAGCAACTTACTCATTCTCGCTCTTAATGGATAATGTTCTCCTAACATTGTTGTAACATTAGTAGCTCCTACAAGTGCTACATCGTATTTTTTTTCTATTTCAGGTTTAGGTTTAAATATACTCGCATCGGCGCTATGAGGAACCCATGTTAAACATTTATCTATTTCTTTTTGCCAAATAGTTTTTAAAATGTTTATATATTCTTTATAATCATTATAATGATGACATATAATAACATTAGCTTTACTTTCAGTTATTTCTTTTAATGTCCATTCTTTATCATACATCTCGTTATAACGAATACATTTATTATAAGTAATATCTGCAAAACCTGAAATTTCAAGAGGTTTATATCCAATAACTAAATGACATTCTTTACCTTTAAGAATATTATCTAAATTCGTCTGTACTGATATAGTGGAAACCCAATTATCCCATCCAGGACCGGTATATATACCATTGACTTGTTTATGATTAAACAAAGCTCGTATAGAATGAAACCTAATACGAGACATTTTCGTATTATAATGTTCTTTACTAATTAAAAATACTATATTATACATATTTTAATTTTAATTGCTCGTAAATTGAAGTTACAGGATGGTCAATATGCTTACTTATACCTATTCTATTCCAAGCTTCATTCCATAAATGTAATCCATATACATTTTCACCTGGAGTAAATATTAAATCCGTTAATACATTTAGACCATATACTCCACCTTTTGGAATAATAAACAATTGTGACCTAAAAGGAGCAACAAGACTAAAGGACCGTGTAGGTTTAACAAAATTAGTATATTTAAATTTATGTACTGCTGTATTTAAAAGCTTTGGACCTACGATACCCCACTCTAAGGTTTGTTTATCTTTCTTTAAGCATTCGTTATAACAATAATTCATTAACTCATCACCAACTGGACATTTAATAGCACCTGTGTTTAAGAAAGGTAATCCTGTTTCATAATTTTCCTCAGAGCAAAACACACGATCTTCTGTAAAATTCCACGGTTGTAGACAGACCATATCTGTATCAACCCACCATCCACCTTTTTCGTATAACAGCTTATATCGAAAGTAATTAGAAAAAGCAGAATATGATCCTTTACCTTCACCAACTTGATATGCAAAAATATCTTCTTTAGGGAGAATATCTCTACCGTCCTTTATAACTACGCCTCGAGGAACATTTTTTATATCTTCATAACAATACAAATGAATTTCCATACCATTTTTAACAAATGAATTCAAAGATAAAATCTCCATAGGTGAAAGGGTATTTCCGATCCATAATGTTTGAATAATATTGCTCATAATTCTAATTGCTGTACCCATAATTTTAAAATAGCGACATTTGACCAAATAGGCTGATCAACAATATTTTCATTACCGTGAAAGGTAACTTCTGTTAACCTACACTCATCATATACAAGTGAAGCATTCTCAGATAATGAAGAATGATATACATCAGTCACTGTATTATATACTTTCTGTTTATCATTTTCATATCCAATAAACTTAACTACATTAGAGTTTTTATTTAATAACGGCTGTACATAATTATTCCAATATTGAGGGTCATTGTTATTACCGTATATTCGAATATCTTTATGACCATCTTTAAGAGCTCTTTGTATTGAAATATGTACTTGTTTATTCTCGTCGATATTACCTATAATGCCAGCTACTCTTTGTTTTAGCTGTTTAAACGGTATTAAGCTCTCATGAGCATTACCACATATAAACCACGAAATATCCTTATAAACACCATGCCAGTTAATCTGTTCTTTATTTAAAAAATGAACTTTATCAAAAATATGAAATGGTTTCTGTTTAAGAGGATATAGAGCCTTTTCGTGCAAGGTTAAAACAAACTTGTCAACATCTGGTCTAGTTTTTCTTACATCAAGAAAATGATATATAATTTTATCTGATTTTGTAGTAGTCGCGGTTTGTAGATTTGCACCGCGACACCTATCTAAGTGCCATGTATGTGGACCATACATTATACATTCATATCCGTTGTCGTTAAATAAATTACATAAGTTAATAAGTGCTGTCGTCGAACCACCTGAATTACTCCAGCCTGTAAATATTTTTATCATTGATAAATGTTTAATTATTGATTTGAATTTATGTGAAATGCAATAAATACTTAAAGATATGGCTAGAAAAGGACGTTCCGCGTCGGTTTCTAACTCAAATCAAAAGACTGCACTTAGTGGCAAACGAGTTAGTAGAAAAGCAATAGTTAATAACGAGGAAATAAAAGAAAGTATAGAGAAAAATACATTCCTAAATTTTAATGTTACACAAAAATATGAGATAACCCCAGTTCATGAAGAATTCCTTGAAAATTGTTTCAAGGACACTTGTAAGATGGCATTAGTCGATGGGCCTGCTGGATCGGCCAAAACATATTTATCAGTATATGTTGCTTTACAGTTATTACGTACACGAAAAGTACAAGAAATTATCTACATAAGAAGCATTGTAGAGTCGGCTTCAAAAAGTATGGGGTCACTTCCTGGAGAAGTTGATGATAAGTTCTTACCATGGTGTTTTCCATTGTTTGAAAAATTAAATGAATTTTTAGATAAGTCGTTATCTTCTAATTTAATAAGCGAACAATATATTAAATGCGTACCTGTTAATTACGTGCGTGGATTAACGTTTAATAATGCTTGTGTTGTTGTGGATGAAGCTCAAAACTTAACTCCAGGGGAATTAACTACAATATTAACAAGATTTGGAGAAAATACGAAATATATAGTAACTGGAGACACGCAACAAAGTGATATTGGAGTTAAAACTGGATTTAAGGCGATCATAAATGCATTTAATAAGAAAGAATCTATCGATCAGGGTATATGTGTATTTAAGTTTAATGAATTAGATATTGTGAGATCTGAAATATTAAAATATATTGTAAAAGTATTACGAAATTTAAAGATGGAAACTTAAAGCTTTACGAATTCTTTCTAATAGAGTCTTTTTATTTTGACCGCCTTCTACTAGCCGAGAATATTCTAATTTAAATGCATCAAGAAACTCTGTAGATAATTCAAACTTACGAGGATAAAAAGAACGTACCTGTCTAGTCATATATCGTTCGCATAATTTATCATAATCAGTCATATAATTATTTATTCATCCGATGACTTCGATCCTGTTTAATTTGCTTTTCCATAGCGTTTCGTAAATGAGAATGTTCTGCAGGATCTACATCATTCCATACCCCACTCAATGCCTTTAGATCAGATAACATAGCTTCATCAATGAGATCACCACCGGGGTGTATATCTCCCTCAGCATCTATATAAAGCTTAAGTATTGCTATACGCTGTCTTCGATCACCAAATACTTCTATAATACCAGGTTTATCGTCTTTTATAAAAAAGACACTCTCATCATTCTGCATATATTCCCGGTGCATAGCTTTGAATATATTATCAACTTCTTCTATGACTTTCGGATCAGTGTCACGTAAGTCATCTTCTGTAAGCTCAACAGGTGACACTTTTGTTATGGGTGTAAAGAATATAATATCTAAATTAGAAAGACTCTCTCTAACAAGAGGTATGCACTCTTGTACAAATTTATCATCAATATCTAAGTCAGATTGCTCTGTCGCCCACATACTATATACAAGATTATCTAACGGACATCTATCAAAGATTACATTATCAGAGCTCCGATATTTCTTTTGCTCTTTGATCATAAAATCTAAAATATTTTTTTGGGTTTTTTTATTAGTTTTAGAAGAATGATCAAGATTATTATCCTTGATAATGTCTCTATAAGTTTTTTTAGGTGTTTTATAGGTAGGCCATTGCTCTAAGAAATCTGTAATTAAGGTTGTCTTACCCTGACACGCTGTTCCGCTAATTGCAATTCTCATATTATTTAATATTTATTAATCTATACTTTTAAGGCCATATCCCATATCAATAAATGTAATCTAGGACTAAAATTAAACCTATACCTCTTAGCTAGCTCGGCAACCATAGGAGCCTTCTCTATATGCTCTTCTCTGCTACCACAACACGGCATTAACCATACCCTACCTGTAGGAATATCAAACGGTGTAATATATTTACCAAAGACTTCATCGATATCTGACTCTTTATCAATAACAAACTTAAAACCAGATCCATTTATAGAATGCCAATCTAAAACCGGTTGTTTATATCGCCTAGCTTCCGGGTCTCCATTATTACTCATCTTAGGAGAAGTAGTAAATGTTGCACCGACTCTCAACCACTCTGGATCTGGTAAAATTGTTGCGTTAGTCTCAAAATCTATCCGAGGAACCCAGCCCCATTCGACCTCCATATACTCTAAAAACTTTAATAGTGCCTTTTGTTGTACTAAGGGCTCTCCGCCGGTGATTTTTAATATAGCACCATTGTATAAATGATCTTTATATCCACTACTTTCAAAGAAATCAAAAATTTCTTTAAGAGTAAGCTTATTTTTCACACTCCAAGAAATATAACTATCACAACCATGTGGTGAATCTTCAGAAGCAAATCCTTGACATGTTAAATTACACATTGAAAGACGCATGAATACAGAGGGATAACCTATAAACTCACCTTCTCCCTCTACTGTGTAGAATATCTTATCGTCTGATAGATATATTGTCTCAGTCCCGTCCGCGATCATTATCGTTGATTCTTTTTCGTTCATTTTTCTTTTTATCAGCTTCTTCTTTAGTAGATTTTAAATACTGATCAGCAGCCTTAAGCGTATGATCCCAGTCAATTTCATCCCAATTAGTAACAATACTATTTGTATCTTCTCCTGTGCGTCTTTTACTTCCTTTACCCATTTTAACAAATACTTCCAGCGTTCTCAGCAAATCTCATGGTAGTAACCATATTTTCGGTGTAAATAGCAGAGTTATTTTCATGTTCAAATACTTCAACTTTATCTACCCAACATCTATCTTCGGTTTGCTCTCTTATAACATCATTAGCAATATTATGACAATATTCAGCGATTCTCTCAATACCTGTTCCATTAGGCATTACTCTTAAATCACATGCATCTGCTTTTTGTAATTCTTCAAAAATAGGTAGTGCAGGATCATCTGCCGCAATACAAGCTGTATGATCAAACTGATCTTTTAAAATGTTTTTAAGACGGCTTAAGCCGCCGAAATCTACAACCCAATGGTTCTCGTCTAATTGATTAGTACCGAACCAGAATTTAGCTGTTAATCTATAACCATGTAAAAATCTACAATGAGAATGACTGGCATTTGGTTGTCGAAAAGCACAGCTACCGAGTTCAAGAATCTTCGTACTAGTAAACTTCATATATACATTATAGAATAAACCTAAAAATAATCAACTATCATATATAATTATTTATCAAGCTCTATTTCAATCGATTGAAGTACATTATTGAAATTATCTATTATCCAACATACACCAGCACTTACAAATGGAAACAATATATATTCATTTTTACTAACAAAATATACAATAACACCAGCCCAGAAGCCTAAGCATAAACTACATTTAAATAATTCCTTTATGAAAGATATTTTTGTGATGATTCTTCTAGGGAAATTAAGAATAGTACCATATTTGAGAATAAACATTAAACCAATACACGCTAATACATCAATAAAAATTATAATTTATCCTCCTTTAAAATATCTTTTAAAGCCTGATCAATTAATTTAGCTTGAGATATATCCATCTCAACAGTATTACCTGTATCATCTGTAATTTGGATTGTTTTTTTGTCTTTAAGTAGTACTAACATCGGACAACAAGCTTTACCACCACACAACAAAATAGATTTCATATAATTATTTATAATTAATTACCAGAAAGGATATGTATTGTCGTCGTCGTCGTCTTTTCCGAGCTTTCGTAATAACCATTGCTTGAATTGAAGATATCTTAATTTTATTCTATAAAAAAATGTCATAAATGCTCCTTTATTTTATCTGCTATTAATTTAGCGCCGGTGTGATTGGCATGTCTTTTATCATCACATAAACCGTTATCATGAAACCATCTTGTATTAAAGTTCTCTTCAAATATATATGTAATATTATTATTTTTGCAATAATTAGATAATGTATTTTTAAACCAATCTTTTCCATACTCATAAACTAAAGGTATTTTAGTCTCTTCATATCGTAAAAATATAATTTTAACATTTGGCCATTTATTACGAACCATATTAACATTTTGGTCTACACCATTAAGTGCCTTCTTTAAATATCTTTCACGTTCATCCGGGCCGAAGATTTTATTTTCATTACATACTTGATGCCATAAAAAGTTTTGCTGTAGATACTCATTTTTTCGAATTTCATCCCACGGTGTGTCTATATATTTTTCACCGAACGCGAATCTCTTAAATCTCCGACCTAGGAGCTTGAGCACATCTGTTAACCGTTCACTATCACCTGTTGAGTGTTTAGCAGCTCGGTCAACGTAAGATGGTGCGTCCTTAATACCCCAAACCTCATCAATTTGTAAAGTAGCTTTATAAAATTCTTCGTCATCTTTTAGCTCTTCAAATATAGGTTGTCTAGTGGGATGAGGAATTTGATAAATAAAATGCGTTAATTCTTTATTTTTTTTAATCCACCGTTCGTGTACAGAATCTAGAAACGTCTTAATCCGTATTACGTCAACACCGGATCCGTGTTTAGCAATATTATGTATTTCTCCTGGTAAATAATCACAATATGATATTAGGTTCCAATCTTTATGCCGGCGTACTTTGCCATCTTTGCGGAGTAGGACGCGACCTTCACCGGGTTTACCTTCACCACTTAAAGCATATTTAATTTTGCTTTTAGCTGAAAAAGAACAACCATTGTTTAAGATAACCATATCGATATTTATTATAAATCTTTCTTTATTCTTTTTGCAATTATTTTTGCACCTTTAATGTTAGGATGTACTTTATCAATAGTTAAATTCTCACGGTAGAACAATAATGTATTAAATTCATTTACATATATATACGTAATATTATTTTCTTCACAGTAATGTGGTAACATATCCTTATAAAAAGGTTCACAAAATTCAGCGATCAACGGGTGTCGGGATTCTTCATAACGTAAAAATATAATTTTTATGTCAGGATGTTGTTGTCGAATAATGTTAACATTGTTATCAACTTTACGTAGAGCTCTGTTTAAAAATAAATGTTGATTCTTAAATATATCTATATTACCTCCCTTTAACAATCGCCATACCGTTCTATTTTTTTTACCTGCAGACCAAAGAATATCATTTTCCCGACCACAAAAAGGCCACATATAAGGATGATTTAATTGTTTTGGTTGTCTAGCAGGACTTGGTACTTGATAAATAAAATGAGTTAAATGTATATCTCTATTTCGTTTAATAAATCTCGATATATCTTGACTTTGAATACCACTAGCTGGTCTGCCTATATTATATGTTGTCTCGGGTAAATAATTAGTATAAGAGACATATGGGTTTCGTACAAAATCCTTTACTTCGATCGAAACTTCGTACTTATCCTTAGGGTGTCTGTATACATAATCTGTGGGAATCAAACTAGTGCCAATGTCTGACGGAATATCAGTACTGACCTTAGACCGATCCTCCACAGGACGATCAATAATAGCTAAATTGCTAGTATGGTTCCACCCGGCCGTAAATGAACAACCAGCGCATAATATATTATACATTACAAATACTCCTTTATTTTATCTGCTATTAACTTTGCACCTACTTTATTAGGATGGATTCCATATTTGTTATTGAAAAACCATTTTGTATTAAAATTTTCTTCATATATATATGAAATATCGTTTTCTTTACAATAATCAGCTAACATGGTCTTATAAAAACCTTTAGTAAATTCATACAGTAAAGGTCTTCTCGTATCCTCATAACGTAAAAATATTATTTTCGCATTAGGTTGGTTTTCTCTAATTAATTTAACATTGATATCAACCAGCTCCATAGCTTTTTTAAGATATTGATCTTTTTTATCAAAAACCTGTATGTTGAATTCTCTTTTTTGACTCTTACGTTTAAATATAAAACAACGCCAATATTGACCTAAATTATCTTCATTATAATCATCTAAATCTATAGGTTGACGTGAAGGGGATGGTACTTGATAAACAACATGTGTTAGCTTTTCTTCTTTGTGTTCATTAAAAAATTTTCTAAATAATTTAGGAGAAATACCAACCCCAGCGCTCCCGATATTATGAGGGTTATCGGGTAAGAAAGTAACATACGAATGACTAGCGGACCAATCTGATTTTGCGAATTTTCTAAAATTACCGTCAGTAAATGAACACCCGGCGCATAATATATTATACATCATAAATGCTCCTTTATTTTATCTGCTATCAATTTAGCACCTGGTTTATTAGGATGGATTCCATATTTGTTCTTTTTAAACCATTTTGTATTAAAATTTTCTTCATATATATATGAAATATCGTTTTCTTTACAATAATCAGCTAACGTGATCTTATAGAAATCTTCACAAAATTCATACAGTAACGGTTTTCTTGTATCCTCATAACGTAAAAATATTATTTTCGCATTAGGTTGGTTTTCTCTAATTAATTTAACATTAATATTAACTATATCTATAGCTTTTTCAAGATATTGATCTTTTTTATCAAAAACCTGTATGTTGAATTCTCTTAATTGACTATATACTGTTGGTTTGTTTCCTGGATGCCATACAGCATCATTGATTCTTGCTTCCTCCAATTGACCATCTTGATGTATATAAGTATAACCGTTTACAGCATCATACTTATCACTTCCTCCAACTCTAAGTCTAAAATGATCTTCATCATAATCATTTAAATCTACAGGCTGTCGAATCGGGCTAGGTACTTGATAAACAACGTGTGTTAGCTTTTCTTCTTTGTATTGTTTAAAAAATAGCCTAAAATATTTAGGAGAAATACCGTGACCACATTTTCCAATATTATACGTACGACCAGGTAGAAAATTAGCATACGGATACCAATCCGCCGGCTTATTGTTAAGATGATATTTTTTATTTCCGTGAGTAAAAGAACACCCAGCGCACAATATATTGTATATCATAAATACTCTTTTATTTTATCTGCAATTATTCTAGTACCTTCTTTATCGGGATGCACACTATCCGTTGTCATATTGTTATTTTTAAACCATTTTGTATTAAAATTTTCTTCATAGATATATGGAATATTTTTTCGCTTACAGTAATCGTTTAAAGTATTCTTATACCAATCTTTACAAAATGCATTAAGTAACGGAATGGTATTGACTTCATACCGTAAAAATATTATTTTAATATTAGGGTATCTCTCTCGAATTAAATTAACATTAATATTAACTATATCTATAGCTTTATTTAAATATTTTTCATGATTAGTAAAAATTTCCGTAAGACGTTTACTGGTTATAGATTCGATTTTTCTCCATCTACCAGTTTCTCTGTCCGAGCAAAATAATACTAACGTATTCCATATATTATTTTTATTTAATGTTGTACCCTGGTACCCATGAGTTATTATTTCTTTCTCCGGGATGTTTTCTCGAATATGAAACTGTGAGTCTCTTTGCTCATTTAAATCTATAGGCTGGCGAGCCGGTGATGGTACTTGATAGATAAAATGTGTTAATTCTATACCTTCATTTTCTCGGACAAAATTCTCTATTAAATGTTTTGTAATTCCAGCGCCAGGTTCACCAATGTTGTATACTTTCCCCGGTAAGTAATCACAATAAGAATATCCGCCAAAATTATTACCTTCCGGAAGCTTCTCACATTTTGTAAAAGAGCATCCGGCGCTTAATATTTTATATTCTATATTCTCTTTATCAGTACTATTGAAATTAAAATCCCAATTACCACCAGGTACAAAAGTTGTCGTATTATCCATTACAAATACTCCTTTATTTTATCTGCTATTACTTTAGCACCTGCTTCATTGGTATGTCTCCCATCAGCGCATAAGCCATTTGCATTAAACCATTTTGTATTAAAATTTTCTTCATATATATATGTAATATCATTTTTCTTACAATAATCTGGTAACATATTTTTATAAAAATCTTTACAAAATTCATAAATTAATGGACGCGAGGATTCCTCGTATCGTAAAAATATAATTTTTATATCAGAATAGGCTTCACGTATAAGATTTACAATTTTTTCGGTTTCGATTAAACCTTTTATTAAGTATCTCTCTTTATGTTCAAAGACTTTTACTAATAGCTTATGTACATTAAGTTTGTTCATTTTAGTATTAAGTTTATGTTTGGCTGAAGCGTAAGGCACGCCGGTTGGGCCGATACCGCCTCTCTCTAATAATACTTTTAGTGACATTATCCAGTCCCAATATAAGATATACGTCCCATGACGGCCTGATTGGTCAAAAGATTGGATATATGGAGCTTTTAAAAAATCTTCATCATTTAATTCGGGCCATAAAATCTGTCGCGATGGGGAAGGTATTTGATAAATAAAATGCGTTACCGCTGTGTTCTTATTATTATGTTTTAACCAGTTAGTCAAACCCCAACTCTCAATACCAGAGGCGCTTCGAGCAATATTATGTGCGTCTATCATATCGGGTAAGAACACACAATACGATTCCCGGCGGCCATTGAGCCGCTTTCGGCCCGGCGGCACGATTTCCTTTCGGTTACGTGAAAAAGAGCAACCATCGTTTAAGATAATCATAAATACTCCTTTATTTTATCTGCTATCAATTTAGCACCTGCTTCATTGGGATGAAGCCCACATTTGTTCTTTTTAAACCACTGTGTATTAAAATTTTCTTCATATATATATGAAATATCATTATCTTTACAATAATCAGCTAGCATGATTTTATAAAAGTCTTTAGTAAATTCACGCAGTAACGGTCTTCTCGTATCCTCATAACGTAAAATTATTATTTTTGCATTAGGTTGTTTTTTTCGAATTAAATTAACACTAATATCAACCATGGCTACAGCTTTTTCATGATATTGATCTATTTTATCAAAAGCTTGTAATTTAGATTCTCTTAATGCAACAAATACTGTTTCTGGGAAGCTGGGATTTGCTGACTTTCGTCTGCCAGCGCTCTCGTAATGGCCTTTGAAGTGCGCAGGGCACTGATAAAAATGGTTTTCATTAAAATCATTTAAATCTACAGGCTGTCGAACCGGGCTGGGTACTTGATAAACAACATGTGTTAGCTTTTCTTCTTTGTTTCTCCAAAACCATTTTTTAAAATATTTAGGAGTAATACCACCACCACATCTCCCGATATTCCAAGTTGTCCCGGGTAGAAAATTAGCATACGGATACCACCCCTCTCGCCCAAATTTACATTTCATGCCACCACCGCGGTGATCGGGCGTGTCAACAACCGGTTTGAAGCCATCTCGTATTGCTTTAAAATTACCGTGAGTAAAAGAACAACCGGCGCATAATATATTATACATCATAAATACTCCTTTATTTTATCTGCTATCAATTTAGCTCCTGCTCTATTGGGATGAACTCCGGGCTTTTCACCCTTACGGGTGATTTCAAGCGCACCATAATTGTTAAATTTAAACCACTGTGTATTAAAATTTTCTTCATATATATATTTAATATTGTTTTTCTTACAATACTCTGCTAACGCGGTTTTATAAAACTTCTTGCTAAATTCATATATTAATGGCCTTTGAGTATGTTCATAGCGTAAAAATATTATTTTCACGTTAGGTTGTTTTTTTCGAATTAATTTAACATTAATATCAACCTGATCCATAGCTTTTTTATAATATTGATCTATTTTATCAAAAGCTTCCAAGCTGGTATTCTGGCGTTTCGTTAAACGACAACCAGATATCTGCATCCATACCGATTTAAGGTCGTCCCTCTTCAGGGTGGATCTAAAATGATTTTCTTCATAATCATTTAAGTCTACAGGTTGGCGCGTTGGACAGGGCACTTGATAAACGACATGTGTTAAATTTACATCTGGATGTTTTTTAAAAAATATTCTAAAATATTTAGTACAAATACCAATACCGCGCTTTCCAATATTAAACGATCGACCAGGTAACATACTGGCATACGGATACTCATCATGTCCTTTGTGACAGTGCGTAAAAGAGCAGCCAGCACATAATATAACATATTCTTTATCAGAAGGATTTATAACCTCTAAACATACCGGAGTCTTTTCGATAAAGTGCATGTCTCCTAGAAGACGTGATCGTTTATAAACTTTATCACTTTCAGGTAAATCGTCATCGGAATTAGCTATATTATTTTGAAAAGCTTTCCACCAGGGACGCTCAGTAGCCATATAATTATTTAATACGTTGATTTATAATTCGAATAGGTTATTTTATCTGCTATAAGTTTAGCACCAGCTTTATTGGGATGTCTTTTATCCCATGTCAGTTTATTCTTCCTGAACCACTCAGTATGAAAATTGTTTTCATTAATATATACAATATTGTTTATATCACAATATTTAGACACAGTTTCTTTATAAAACTTTTTATGAAATTCCGCAATAAACTGTAATCTAGTTTCTTCATATCGTAGAAATATTATTTTAATTTCAGGAAATCTGCTACGAATAAGGTCAATATTATATTTTATAGCTCTCATCGCTTTCTCGTAAAATAAATCCCGACGATCCATAATATCGTGTATTTCTTGCATACTGATAGGAGACCTTTTTCCACTTTTTCCGGTTTTTTTATAGACGAACTTTAACACTGCCCATAAAAAATCTATATCGTATACTTCACTGATCCATTTTATCCAGCTATTTTTATCTTTACCCCTGCCCGGAGTTACTTTACCATATTTTTTAAAGATATATTGTTTTATTTCTATAGGAGCCGAAAAAAAATCATCTATTGTATAATCCTTACATAATGGTTGTCTTGTTGGAGATGGTATTTGCCAGATAAAATGAGTTAAATTTATATTTTTAGTTTTATTAGAATTTAAAAATTCATTAACCCGTGTTACATCAATACCAGAACCACGATCAGCAATATTATACACGCAATCAGGCAAATACTCACAATATGATGGACTCGTCGAAAAAGAACATCCATTGTTTAAGATGATCATATTAATAAATATTTATGTTAACCGTTGATTTATGAGTCTAGTATACTATAATGATTCATATGAACGAGGTTTTACTTCAATACGCTAATCAAAATCGACCACGGACTCTAGAAGAAAAAGACAATATTATCGATAATGCTGCAAAGTAATCAACTACCAAAAAGGGTAAATATTATCCTTATCATCATCTTTCATTCTCTTGCGAGAAAACCATTGTATAAATTGTGCGTATCTAAGTCTAATTTTAAACCATAATTTCTTCATAAATACTCCTTAATTTTATCTGCTATTAATTTAGCACCAGCTTCATTGGGATGGCGCTTATCCCCGGTTAAATGATTATTCTTAAACCACTCAGTATGGAAATTATCTTCACATATATACGTAATATTATTTTCATTGCAATAGTCACTTAAGTGTGTCATATGAAATTTTTCACTAAACTCCCAAACTAGTTGATCATATCTTCCGGAATGTGTATACCGTAAAAATATAATTTTAATATCAGGCCATTTTTTACGAACCATAATAACATTTGTATCAATTACAGCTAATGCTTCGTTCGTGTAGTGCTCCACGTACGGTGCATCCTCTATAAAATCTCTCCACGGAGCCTTACCATCACCAAATTCGAAGATCTTCTGCTTACTATGAATTAGTCGTTTCCGGTTTTTTAATATATCAGGTATCGTCCAGTAAACCTTACTGTATTGATCTAAAAAGTCAGGCTGTATCATACGACCAAACGATGGTATTTGATAAATAAAATGCGTTAAATTAGTGTCTGCAGACAACAAATCTCCTTCATACCTCTTAAAAGGTGATTCACCGTTAATAAGTCTAGGTATTCTTATTGATTCGATACCAGAACCAGGATAAGCAATATTATATATTTTTCCCGGAATAAAGTCGCAATATGATACCCATACACCACCCCGTGTCTTTCTCTTTTTATTTTTCGGTCTCGTACGATCTGGTATGAACTTAGCATCATCAGGAGACCAATGTGCTGAAAACGAACAACCGTTGTTCAGAATAGTATACTCCATATATTAATATTTATAAAGTTGACTTATATGTTAATTATATTATAATGATTTATATGAATGAGGATTTACTTCAATACGCTAATCAAAATCGACCACGGACTCTAGAAGAAAAAGACAATATTATCGATAATGCTGCAAAGGCATATGAAGGTTATATGGATGCTTTAGGGTTTGATTGGAGGAACGATCCAAATAGTTCGAATACACCTAAAAGAGTAGCAAAAGCATTTGTAAATGACTTAGCAGAGGGATGCTATACAGAGCCTCCGAAAATTACTGCGTTTGATAATATTGATAAGTATGATGGTATTGTATTTCAAGGTAATATTAAAGTACATTCTTTCTGCTCTCATCATCATTTACCGTTTATAGGCGTTGCGCATGTAGCATATATACCTGGAAGAGATGGTAAAGTAATAGGCTTAAGTAAATTAAATAGAATCGTTGAATGGTTTGCGAGACGACCACAGGTACAAGAGAATTTAACTATGCAAATACATACACATATAGATGAAGTATGTGATGAAAATAATGGTGTAGCAGTATTAGTAGAAGCTAATCATATGTGTGCTTGTGTAAGAGGTGTTAAGCATGACAGTACAATGAAAACTGCTAGAATGTCAGGAGCATTTTTAGATAAAACTGATCTTACAAGACAGGAATTTTATAATTTTGTAAGAGATTTAAAATGTTCCTAATTAGGAAACACCAACTGCATTCAACTTGCCCAGCCAAAATTCCCTATTGTCAGGTTTAAATTTAACAATATCCTCAGGACTAACAGTAAACCCTAAGTTAGTTAAAATATCATATATATGCTTTATAAGATTTACAACATTATTCTCAAAAAACTCTTTCCCTACGTCTTGTGCACTAATTTCTCTAATATCATGAAATTCGTTTTCTCCGTAAGCCTGTTTTGATATATCCGTCCCATCAACACCATTCCGAAATAACGTTGCGTCAAATTCATCTGAATTCACAGGAGGATAATATGAGTTTAATGTATTCATTATTTCTTTAATTTGAGGCTGATTATACCCTGTATTCATTTTACTAACCTCACCTTTTATTATATACCCCTGACTCCCTATTCCAAAAAAAGGATACCAATCTCCAGCTTCCTTTCCACTAGTACCCTCTGATGATTGGTAAAACGCTAATTTTCCTTTTGGTAAATCTAATAGTACCATAGGTCTGTCACGACCATCGTCGTTATACCACCCTTTTGTTACTTCTGGATATACATCACCACTCAACATGTTGAGCATTTCGCCTGAATCACCGGGTGGTTGGCCAGTCGCCCAGTTACCTTCTAAAACAAATTGTTTAAATGATATCATAACGAATCAAATACCTGTTTAATTTGATTCAGGTCAACGTGATCTGGAATATCGTTCCGTATCAGATCAAAGTCATCGAAATTATCTCTAATATTACTGGCACTATAAGGCGTCCCAGACACGTCTGTAGTAACATCAACAGCTGTCTCTGCTGGATCAAGAATATTTAAACCTAATTCTTCCTTTTCGGCCCATTTCTGTGCATATGACCAACGCTTCCAGTCATTATCTTTATTACTAGCACCCAGTACAACTGTTGTATCTGAATCTAACGTCTTAAGAGATTCATATGCAGCTGTTACTGGAGAAGGATAATCAGAAATACTAATTGTTACATTATTAAGAGGTTCAACATATAATTCAAAAATTTGAGCAGCAGCAGTTGGAGTAATTATTCTACCATCTTTAGTCTTTCTCTCACTTTTAGCAGATGGAGCAGAAATTAAAACATGAACATGACCATCAGGATAAGTTTCACTATATTGTTTGACCATTTCATAATGACCTTTATGTGGTGGTTTAAAGCTACCGGGAACAAGAACGACTACTCTATCGTTTTTTTTTAACAAGTTTTCAAGAACAACATCAGCCTTAGACACAAACCCTTCACTTAATCCTTGATCAACAATTATTCTACGTACAACCTTAGCAACCTTTTTAGAAGTTTCCGGTATAGCATCCTTATTAATAAGCTCTCTTTCTGCATCTGATAGTAACACATCACCTAAATCAATATGTAATGCCTTACGAGCGAGGTTCACTAAAAACGTTTCTCCTTCTGTTGTTAACGGTTCAGCTGGCTCAACAACAGGTGGAGCAGGAGGTTCTCCAACACCAGGTGGAGGAATCGCTGGTTCAAATTCACCACCAGTTGGTGGACCTTGTCTTGGAACAAACTCATCCGGGCCTTGCTCTGTAAGCGCTTCACCATCGACGGTTGTTGAGGCCTTTATATTTCTTATTGCAGCAGCTGCTTGGTTATTTTTATCTGTTGCTGCGGCAAGTTTTTCCTCCTTTGAACGGAGTAACTTTAATTCTCCATCAGTAAGTTTCTCGCCCTTATCTTTTTTATTCTGGGCTGCGGTCGTGGCCGCGGCTCGTGGATCTGAGGTAGCTCCATCATCATTATTAGTCAATTCAGCAATTTTTTTAAGAAACTTACTCATCTTAATTATTTATAGCAACGAAAGCTTATTTCCTATGTCTACTAAGAAAATCAACGGCCTCGGCTGGTGTCAATTTATCTAACCAAAAACCTCTATTTATAAAAGTGAATTCACCATTGGGTCTTTGACTTGTTTGCACCGGCGAAAAACCTTGTTTTGTTATATAATGTATAAGTTCTTTTACTTTTGTTTTGCCTAATATTTGTCGATGGACTTCCATACTTATAATACCTATGTTGCTCAACTTCTCGCCAAATAACAAGCCGTATTCTGCTCCCTCTATATCACATTTCAAATAATCTATCTTATCACGGCTTACAAATTTAAACACCTGAGGCAACCCAATGGCTATTACAGAGTGTGAATGATCCTTGGATTTTTCTATATTATCCACAATAGAGCTTCCGTAAGGAGAAGATCTATTATTAAATTTAAAGTCAATTATTTTACCATCGATGCCGGTACCGTCTGCGCTTTTTCTAGATTTTGAAAGAGCTAAATTTAGACAAGTAATTTTATTAATAAGGTTTTTCTCTTGAACATTTCTTATAAGTTTTAAAAAATTCGGGTAACATGGTTCAAAGCAATATATTTCATCAAAATATTCTTCGTTTTGTATAGCAAAATATCCTTGCGCTGCGCCAATATCAACACAAACCTTTTTTTCACCATCGTCAGGAAGGATTGAAAAATCGGGAATTAGATAATCACCGGTCAGTTTTCTTTTGTTAAGCTCTCGGTCTCTATCATCATTATTTATAATTCTTTCCCAAGAAGCAAAAAAACCGTTTTTATATTTCCTCTTCTCCATTTATAGCAACGAAAGCTTATTTCTTATATCATTGAAATATGTTTTATCTAAAAATGTCAATTCATAGTGTTTACAGAAATATTGTAATTTACTAAAATAAAACTTACCAGTTTGTATCTTACTAAGTCTTCTCATTAACACTACAACTAGTTCCGCTGCAAAACCATCACATTTAAGTTTTTTCTTAAAATCCTTTAAAGACAGTGGTTCACGTATTACGATAACCGGGAATTTTTTAATAAAAACATCTAAAAAAGGAATATATTTTTCATTAAGCTTATTAGCATTATCAAAATATATAACAGGCTTCTTCTTATTATTATAACTCTTTAATACCTCACAGGTATAGTGTATAAAATAATGAAATATATATTTTTTATGCTGTTTATTATTAAATTTTAATTCATTGTCAAATTCAGATACCTTATCTATAGACGAATTATGAATACGCTCTATTACCGGAGTAAAATTAATAATATTAAAGAGTGAATTAGGTAACCTATATGAGAGACTCGGGCTTAGATGTGTGTTTTTCGTTAAGTTGTCTAATTCTATCTGCATTGTTCTTCCAAAAATCCGTGTAACTAGTTATAATATATTTGCTAGTATAACGCAAGTAATTTTTATATCGGAAATAATGTGATAAGTTTGTTGGAAATAAAATATAACTACCTTTACGAGTTACTTTAATAACTAGAAACCAATTGTCTTCACTTTCAGCTTGTTTAATCCATTTATTTAAAGTTAAATTATTAGTGAATAATTTATGATAATCAAATGTCTTATAGCTTTTACACTCGATCTTAAAGGAAGACATACACGGAGGTACCATAATATCTCCATCCATCATACGTTTTTGATCTTCCGTTAATCGATCAAGTCGGTGAAAATTAGCGCCTCCAGTATAGGCACCGGAGTTTGGAACTCTAATAAAATTCTCATTAAACGTCTCACTTAGATCTTTTGCGACTTCTCGCTCCCAGCTGTTACCTTTTTGTTTGGCCGCGCTCGGCATTATATAATTACTTATGACTTAGCTAGACCTTGCAAGTTTTTTCTTTTTACGCTTTTTCTTTTCCTTCTTTACCTTACCCTTGCGTTCTATAGTAGCACCTAATACATTGGGTATTCTCGCATCATCTGGTTGATATGTATCTCCACTATTATACTCACCTGTGCCTTGACCTAGCCCAGCTGAGGCAACAGTGTTATCATTTAATAATTGTGTAACTACTTGATCAAATAAATTAAGCGGCATATAATTATTTAGTTGATTTCTACATAAATATACTATAATAAATAAATGGAGATTGGTGATATTATCAATCAATACCTTAAAGAGGCGAGTATTGATACAAATTTAGATCGATTAGAAGTTACTTCCACTCAAGAACGATTGATTTCTAATAAACATAAATGGTCAGCCAGATTAATTAATCATAAAATTAATTTAAATAAATTTAAATCTGATCGAGCATCTCTCTTAGAGGGATATATAACTAAGTATCAAGAAGATGAACCAGTACGCGTAAATAGATCTATTGCAGAAAAGGCGGTTCAAAATAAAAACGAAATAAAAGCTATAGATTCAAAAATTCAAAACGAAGTCCTTATTATTAGCTTCTTAGAAAATATATACAAAAATATAAGCTTTGCGACAAATGATATAAAAAATTTAGTCGAATTAATGAAGCTTGAAACTCAATGATTAATATTACATTACGCTCAAACTCTCAAGCTATGTTAGAGGGTCCTGAATTAGATATTATCAGAGAACATTTTAGTGTAAAAAACGAAGCAGCTCATTTTCAAAGAAGATTCGGACGGTTTGTTCCTCACCGAACATACGCAATTACTCAACAAGGTAAATGTGATATTGGATTATTAATGGAAATTGCAAAGCTTTGCAAAATAAAAAATATAGAAATTAATTTTTCAAAAGAAATAAAAAATTCATTAGTACCTACATTACGTAAAGATAATATTATTGATTATAATTTAAATTTAGAATACAGAGAGTATCAACAAGATATAATCAATAAATGTATTGACATTGGCCGTGGCACAATAATATTAGCAACCGCCGGAGGTAAAACCTTAACTATGGCTGGCTTGTTAGAATTTTATTATAAAAACTATAGTAAAAACTTTAAAGGCTTAGTTATTGTGCCTGATTTAGGATTAGTAAATCAAACAATATCTGACTTCGAGCAATATGGTGTATCGTTTTCTACAACCAAATATACTGGGAAGGATGAATTAATACTATCTCGTAATATTATTATAGCTAATTTAGGTATACTACAAAGCTCAAAGCAAGATATCTCGTGGATAGAGCATATTGATTTTTTAATAGTAGATGAAGTACATAAAGTAAGAAGAGGTAATAAGATAAATAATATTCTCAAGAAAATCACTACCTCACACCGCTTTGGCTTTACTGGTACGTTACCGGACGATTTATTAGACAAGTGGAATATTTTTGGAAAGATAGGACCGCAATTATTTGAAAAAAAAGCTTATGAATTAAGAAACGAAAAGTATGTCGTACCCGCAAAGGTACACGTATTAGAACTAAATTACGACACACCATCTTCACAAATATATCATGGAAGCAACTCTAATGCGTACTACTTGCAAGAAAATGAATTTATACGCAATAATTGCTTTAGAAATAATTTATTAGCAAAGCTTTCAAATAAATTAGATAGGAACGCGTTAATATTAATCGACTATATTGAGCATGGTGAATTATTGCTTAATACATTAAAAGATATTTGTAAAACTAAACAAGTATATTTTATTCAAGGAGAAGTAGAGGTATCTGAGCGTAAAAAAATACAAACATTAATGGAAGAACAGAATAATATAATAGTTGTCGCTATTTCTAAAATATTTTCTACAGGTATTAATATAAAAAATTTACATTATATAATGTTCGCAGGTGGCGGAAAAGCAAAAATAAAAATAATACAAAGCATAGGCCGAGGCCTACGATTGCATTCTGATAAAAAAGAGCTTACAATCTTTGACATTGCTGATAACTTACGCTATGGTCAACGGCACATGGAGCAGCGCCTATCATTATATGACAGCGAGCATATAAATTATATTTTTACGCAGTATTATGAAACCAAAAACAAAAAAGAAAAATAAAAAAACATATTACGTTAATCCGAAGGAATTTTTACAACAATTAACAGATTATTATAAAACAGACGACTTAATCGATGATTTAGCTATGTCTGTTTATAAAATTGCTGTTGGTTTAAGTTATTCTCCTAACTTTATAAATTATAGCTATAAAGATGAAATGATTGGTGATGCTGTTGTAAAAATGATAGCAGCAGTAAACAACAAAAAATTTAGAATAGATTCTCCATCAAATCCATTTTCATATTTTACTACTATCGCCTATCATGCATTTATTAATAGAATAAAGAAAGAAAAGAAATATAGAGACACAATTAATGATTATCAAGAACAAGTATACGGTCAGCTAGCTAGAGATGAAGAAATAGTAAATAAACAACCAGTTAAAGATTACGACCGAGAATTATATACATAATGGTAGTTGAAAACAATAAAAAAATCGGATTCTTTTCTGATTTACACATTGGCATACATCAAAATAGTGAAAAGTGGCATGATGTTACTTTAGAGTGGGCAAAATGGTTCACAAACGAACTAAAAGAACAAAATATTACTAATTTGTTTTTTGGAGGTGATTTTTTTCATTATCGAGATGAAATAAATGTAAAATCCCTACATTTTGCCAATGATGTATTAGACTTATTTAATGAGTTTGAAATAATTATGATTCCCGGTAATCATGATGCTTATTATAAGGACAATTCTAATGTACATTCATTATCTATTTTAAATAATAGAAAAAACATTAATATCCTTGATAAGCCGTGTATACAAACTATCTTTAATAAGCAGGTTGGCTTCTGTCCGTGGGGTACAAATATAGATAAAATTCCAGAATGTGACTTATTAGTCGGTCATTTTGAAATTCAAAATTTTAATTTTAATAGTTTTAAAGTATGCGAGGCAGGTATTCAGTCATGCGACTTACTTAATAAGTCTAAACTCATAGTATCTGGTCATTTCCATAAACGACAACGCCGAAAATACTCAAATGGAGAGATAATTTATGTTGGAAACCCATTTGAAATGGACTTTAATGACATTCAGGATCAGAAAGGGTTTTATATATTTGATTTTAATGAACAAAATATAAAATATACCTTTATCGATAACAAAATATCCCCCATACATGTAAAAGTAAACTTAAGTGAACTTGAAAAATTAAAAGCTATAGCAAAAAAAATAGGTTGGGCCAAGATAGCTATAAAAATTATTATAGATAAAGATATAAAAACAAATTTAATCGATAAAATAATTGCATCTATAAATTTTGAAGCACCATTTTCTTTAGTAACAGATTATTTACATAAATTTAATATTGGCGATAATATTGAACTAACAAATGAACTTGGTGACTTGAATGTCAAGCAATGTATTATAGAATATGTAGACTCTTTAGATATAGATAATAAAGAAAAAGTAATAAACAAAACTGTGCATTTATATAATCAGTTTTCATAGTGTATGAAGTATATAAATTTTAACACAATAAAAATTAGTAACTTTCTATCAATAGGTAAAAAGCCAATTGAAATTAATTTTCAAACCGGATTAAACATAATTACTGGTGTTAATAGAGATAAAGAGGATAGAAGAAACGGTGTTGGTAAATCGACGATTGCTGATGCTATACATTTTGCGATTTTTGGTGAAACAATACGAGAGGTCTCAAAAGATTTTATTGTAAATTCTGTAAACAAAAAAAATACATATGTAGAGTTACATTTTTCAATAAATGAAAATAATAAAACAAATAATTATCGAATTGTACGTAAGCTAAAACCTACAAAGTGTTATCTGTATGTTAATGATACAGACGTAACTGAAAGCACTATACCTAATACTAGTAAAAAAATAAAGAGTATACTTAGCTGTTCTCCGGAAGTTTTTCAAAATTGTGTTATAATGTCACTTAACACTACATTACCTTTCATGGCACAAAAAAAGGTTGAAAAAAGAAAATTTATTGAAGGTATTTTAAATTTAGAAATATTTTCTGAGATGCTTTTAAGTGCTCGATCTGAATATAACAATGTACAAAAAAAGTATGAACATATTACAAAAGATTTTGACCACGCAACTAATATTTTTAAGCTTCTTCAAGATCAAAAAGATAAAATTCTAACTAACATTATTGAACAAAAAGATAAAATTAATGATAGAATAAAAATTATAAACGAAGATATAGAACAAAACAAAACCAAAATTAAAAATATAAACAGAGATTTATATAATAAAAGTAAAGAAAAATTAGAGTTTATAAAAAATAAATTAAAAGATATACAAAGCCAGCTAGATACTATTTCAAATAAAATTACAGAACATCAAACTGAAATAAAATTTTATAATAAACAAACCTCAAATATTGGTACAGATGATGATAATTGTCCAATATGCTTACGACAAATTACAAGCAAAGATAGAGATCATATAGAACAAGAGAAAGATAAAATTAAAAAAGATATTGATAATTGCGAACAAGATATTGAAAGTTTATTACAACAACAAAAAAACATTATTAATTTAAAAGAAAATAGTATTACGGCAGAGTCGCAACTCAACGCCTACGTCTCCACCGTAAAAACAGTTCATAATAATAATAAAATAACCGCTGCATATATTGATAGTCTTAAAAATGATCTTAATAAAAATAAAAACGAATTACAAGAAGTAACAAAAAAAGAAACTAATTTAGAAGTAAATGAACTAGATAATAAATTAAAAATCAAAATAAAAGAAGTAAATGAATTAGAAAAAACATCAGACAATATACATTCAGATTTAGAAATTCTAGAAGTAGTAAAATACATCTTATCAGAAGAAGGTGTAAAGTCGTTTATTGTGAAAAAGATTTTAGATGTTTTAAATAAACGCTTATTATACTATTTACAAAAAATGGATGCAAATTGTATTTGTAGGTTTAATGAATATTTTGAAGAAGAGATCGTAAATGAAAAAAACGAAGAATGCTCGTATTTTAATTTTTCCGGCGCCGAGAGAAAGAATATAGATCTTGCTATTCTATTTACATTTATAGACATGAGAAGACTACAAGGAGACGTAGCATATAATTTATTAATGTTTGATGAACTGTTAGATAGTTCATTAGATGAAAAGGGAGTAGAATTAGTGTTAAATATAATTAAAGAACGAGTTGATGAGCATAATGAGAGTATATATGTTATTTCTCATAGAAAAGAATCAGTTAAAGCTGCCTCTGGTGAAGTTATTATTCTAGAAAAGAAGAACAGTATTACTACTCGTGTGGATTTATCTAATAATTAGCGATAAATTTATATAATGATTGCTTCCTTTCATCAGACTCCTCGACTTCCATTTGCGCCTCCGGCAATTGGTAATCCATCTTTCACCTTACCACCACAGCAGCAGCAAACCATGCCCGGAAAATCTAGCCATAAAGCGCCAGATCTACCTCGAGGTTTAAACTTTTACGCAGACTATTCAGGGTGTGGCCACTGGAGAATGATCTGGCCAGAGTTATTACTTAATTGTTACGGTAAAGCAAACATACAAGGTGGTACTGTAATGATTGGAGATAAGAATTTCTACCAGGGAGTTAAAACAGTTCGAATTCAACGACAAGCAACTGAAGCTCAAGCAAATTATATAAAGTGGTTAAGTCAATTATCTAAAGAACTCAATTTTAAAATTATATATGAAATAGATGATATAATATTTAAAGAAGATATACCTCATTATAATAAATTTAGATTTGCATTCGAAGATCCAAAGATAAGACAAACAAGTATGGAGATCATGCAGTTATGTGATGAAATTACTGTAACTAATAAATTCATGCAAAACTATTATATTGAAAAAACTGGTAACAAGAATGTAACAGTAGTACCTAATTTTATTCCAAAGCTTTGGATGGATAGATATTTTGACCTGGCAAAAGTTAAAGATAATTATCAGAGAAATAAAAAGAGACCTCGAGTAGTTTATTGCGGGAGTGGTGCACATTTTGATATTGAAAATAGAATTAAACAAAAAGATGATTTTTATCACATTAATGATACAATAAGAAAAACAGTAGATAAATTTCAATGGGTATTCGTAGGCGGGTTCCCATTAACTTTAAGAGATTTAATTCAACAAAAAAAGATCGAATATCACGAATGGACTAATTTAGTAGATTATCCTGAATATATAAACAGGATGAACCCTACAGTGTTTTATGCTCCATTAGAAGATAGTAATTTTAATAAAGCAAAGAGTGATTTAAAATTTATTGAAGGATGTGCATTAGGTATTCCGACTATTTGTCAAGATTTATGTACGTATAGTACTGCATTTCATAAATTTAAAACTGGAGATGATTTAGTAAGCAAAATAGAATATCTAACTAACGATTATAAAAAATATACAAAAGAAGTAAAGCGAGCTCGAGAGTATATGAAATCTCGATGGATGGAAGATAATATTAACTTTTACACTGAATTATATTCATTCCCATACGGTGATCCAAAAAGAAAAAACCTCAATCGCTTAAACGAAATTAGTTGATTTATCATTTCATATTCTTTATACTATAAAGAATGTATAGGAACTTAGCATACATACCAAATCAGCGTGTCATGCGTTTATATACATGGGACGAAAACGGTGTTAGGATTGAAACAGATTGCCCGTATCAACCGTACTTCTATTCGGAGACAAATTCAAATCGATATGATGGAACGTCGTTATACGGTACAAAGCTTCGAAAACATATCGCTAATAGTGAACTAGATAGAAGAAAGAAAATTGAAGATCTTAGTGATCATAAAATTTATGAAAATATTTCTCCCTATCAACAATTTTTAGTTGACAGATTTTGGGAAATAAATGAAACAGATGATTTTACCAAATTTCCTCTTAAGATATGGTTCTTTGATATAGAAACATATTCCCCTGATGAGTTTCCAAAACCTGAAGAAGCAAGTCATATGATTAATGTAATTACAGTCTACGATACTGTAGAAAAAATGTATTTTACATGGGGAATTAATAAATATAAACCAAAATCCGACGACGTAAAATATGTTCACTGTAAGACTGAAACCGAGTTATTACAGAAATTTTTAGATTTTTATTGCAAAGAACGACCTGATATTTTATCCGGTTGGGCAAGTGAGGTTTTTGATATTCCGTATGTAATTAATCGAGTTAGAAACATACTAGGGGAAGACGCTACTCGGTTATTTTCACCGGTACATGATGAAATCATGAAGCCAATCTACCAACGAGCGTATCGTGGTAATTTTGGTAAGCAAACATCAAAATACGTGGTTGAGGGGGTATCAATGCTAGATTATCTTGACGTGTATAAAACCTTCAGTCTGGGCATGAAAGACAGTTATAAGCTAGATAACATAGCTCACATAGAACTAGGAGAGAACAAGGTAGATATAGGAGAAACTAACCTTGCAACGCTGTCTATCAATGATTGGGACAAGTTTGTAGATTATAATATTCATGATGTAAGACTGCTGGTTAAACTTGAAGCTAAGCTTATGTACATGGACTTGGCAAGAATGTTATCGTACATAGGATTAACCCCATTTAACGCGGCCCTAGGTACTATTAGTACAGTAAACGGTCGTGCAATCGTAGAAGCAAGAAAGTCAGACCCACCACGCATCATACCAACTTTTATAAAAGGGGACGATAGGTCCGGTAAATATGAAGGAGCATATGTAGGTGAGCCAAAACCCGGGTTTCAAGAGAATATTATATCCTTTGATGCTAATTCACTATACCCAAGTGTAATGGTTACTCTTAACTTAAGCCCAGAAACTAAGATCGGAAGCATTGTTGGGACTGATAATAATAAAGTATATATAAAGACAGTAAATAACAAAGATATTGAGATGTCTTATGGGGATTTTAACAAGTGGTGCACTAAGAACGAAATAGCAGTGACAAGAGCAAAAAAACTTTTTTCACAAAAAACTAAAGGAATTTTTCCGCGAATCACAGATCACTTCTATGATATAAGAAAAGGAAAAAAACAACAATGGAACGAGGCTCGTGAGGAAAAACATCAATTGTCTCTTAAGCTTAAAAAAGAAAAAAATAAAGATACAAAAGAAAAATTAACGAAAGAAATAAAAGAGACCCAATTAAAGATTGATCAGCTTTGGATCTGGCAATTCACTTTAAAAATTCTTATTAACCGTATTTATGGTTATTTTGGTAATAAAAACTCTGCTATGGCGGATGGAGACATCGCACGGTCAATTACGTTAACAGGTCGCGATGTCATAAAACAAAGCAATATTATTTTAAGAAATTATTTTAAAAGAAACACTAATTTAACTGATAAAGATCTTGAAAAGTCTGATCCGATCATTTATAATGACACGGATAGTTCATATTGTACTATTACTCCTCTACTTGACTACAAAGGTATATTACTACATAAGGATAATAATATTAACGAAGAAGTATATACTCTTGTTCAAGATATAGAAGACGATTTAAACGTGCATATCGAAAAATGGGCACGAAATACCTTGTTAACTAAGGATCCGAGGTTTGTCTTCAAGAGAGAGTCTATTTGTGATAAAGGCATTTTCTTACAAAAGAAACGGTATGTCTTACATAAACTTGACGACGAAGGAGTTGTTTGTAATAAATTTAAATATACTGGTGTAGAAGTGGTTCGAACGACTATGCCTAATGCGATTAAACCATTTGTGAAAAAGATTATTGAGCATATGATTATGACTGAGAATCAAAATACTACAAATGAAATCTTCGAAGAGACATATGAAATTTTTAAGTCATTATCTATAAAAGATATTGCATTTGTAATGGGTGTTAAAGAATATGAAAAATACAGCGTACACACTAAAGGCTGGGTAGTCAAAAAAGGAACACCAATTCATGTTAAGTCCTCTATATATTACAACAAGCTTCTAGATCATTATCATATTTCTAAAAAGCATGAATATATTAGCTCTGGTGATAAAATAAGATACTTTTATACAGTAACTCCTAACAAGTTTGGTTTAAATTCATTAGGTTTTAAATATGACATACCTCCAGAATTCGAACAGGACTTTAAAATAGACTACGAAAAAATGTTTGAAAAAATTGTATATAGTGTTATTGATAGGTTTTATGATAATGTAAATTGGAAGTCATTTCGACCAGGTCAAGCTGTTAATACAGACTTATTTGATTTCTTTAAAACACCTGTTGCAAATTAAAAACTTTATAATATAATAATTACATGGATATCATTACATACGTTGATAGTATAGGTAGGACTTGTTTCGGTGAAGTAGTAGAACGAGCAGATTCATTTTTAAGAGTTAAAGCACCAGCAATGATTATGGTAACACCGAATGACGCTGCAAATATGAAAGTAGATGTCATGCCATTATTTTTTACTGAATTCTCTAGCGGTGAACCTCCTGTCTTTAAATATACTACTTCTCAATATACAGAAGTAGAAGTCACTATTTCAGATAAAATATTAATACATTATAATGCTAAAATTAATGTTAAACAAGAGCCAACCCCAGAGCCAGCCGCTGAAGCTTTATCTGAAGAAAAAGTACCTGAAGTAACATTATTCGAATAATAGTATGTCAAATCTTGTCGATAAGGTTTTTGGTAAATTACAAAAGCTTAATAAAAACGCGACTACTCTTGAAGAAAATACACTTAGTAATGTAACTGAGTGGATTGATACCGGTTGCTTAGTATTAAATTCTATTTTATCTGGATCCCTATATGGAGGAGTTCCTAAAGGTAGAATAACAATTTTTGCTGGTGAAGCTCAATGTGGTAAAACTTTTATTTTAAATAAGATTCTTGCCAAGGCACAAAAAACCGGAATGGTCCCGGTAATATTTGATACTGAAGTCGCAATTGAAAAAGAAGGAGCTGAAAATGTAGGTCTAGATGTTTCAAATGTAAAATATGTTCCTGTTGATACTGTTGAACATTGTCGTAATCAAATTATGGCATTCTTAGACGGAGTTGAAGAGGAGCCAGAACTTCACGGAAAATTTATTATATCAATTGATTCTCTTGGAAATTTAGCATCCTCAAAAGAAATTGCTGATGCTGAGGCTAATAAAGGAGCCATGGACATGGGGCTCAGAGCTAAACAGCTTAAATCCATGATGCGTATTATTACATATAAGGCTGCCGTAACCGGTACAACTATTATATGTAGTAATCATACATATGCTGACCCTGGTGCACTCCATCCTACCTTAGTCAAGCAACAAGCTGGAGGATCTGGTCCTATGTACATGGCTTCTCTATTAGTCCAAATGGCTGCTAAAAAAGAAAGAACAGACGCAGCAAACGATAACGATGAAGCGTTAACTGAAAGCAGAAATTATTCAGGAGTTACTCTTCGAATGCTTACAGTAAAAAATAGGTTTATCCCTGCATTTCTACAAGCAGAAGCATATTTAAACTTTAAAACAGGTTTAGATAAATATTCTGGATTAAAAGAGGTCGCGGTTGCTCATGGAGTTATACAACAAAATGGTTCTACATATAGTATGGGAGATAAAAAATTAGGATACTATAAAAATTGGCGCAAAGATGAGGAAGTGTGGAATAATATATTACCTAAGATAGAATCTTCTATAAGTGAGCAATACCGATATGGTAAATCATTAGGTGACTCCGCTATATTAGAACAAGAAGATGAGTAAAGCTGTTGTACCTATTTCAGGTGGTTTAGATAGTTCCGTAATACTAAGCATAGTAGCACGAGCGGCAACAGAAATATATGCAATAACTTTTGATTACGGTCAAAAGCATCGTAAAGAAATCCAATTCGCCGGCTTTCAATTAATTAACTATGACACTATTGAACAACACAAAATATTAGATATACAATTTTTCAAAAAAATTGCTAATACTTCTTCTTTAACAAACAATAAAATTAAAGTCGCTCATACGAAAGATGTTCTAGGGGATGCTCAACCTGTTAATTATGTACCATTTAGAAATATGATGATGTTATCGATTGCTTGTTCATATGCAGAATCTGTTGGAGCAGAAACGGTGTATCATGGATCCGCTCTCGTAGACAGTCAAGCAGGTTATTGGGACGGTAGTGCAGAATTTTTAGAACAAATTAATCATTTAACTGCTTTAAACCGTAAAAATAGAATTAAAATAGAAGCACCATTAATTAATCTATCCAAAAAGGAAATTATTAGGCTCGGACTAGATAACGGTGTAAGATTCGAAGAAACTTGGACGTGTTACGAAGGCAAAGATAAAGCTTGTGGTTATTGTACTGCATGTAGTTCTCGTATACAAGGATTTTTAGATAATAAATTAAAAGACCCAATTGAATATGAACGAACAGACATTCCATGGTGAACTAGAATATTCTGATATTCTATTAGTACCAAAATACAGTCAATTAGATACTCGAAACGCTGCTGACACATCTTTTAAGTTAGGGAAGTTTTCATTTAACTTACCAGTAGTTCCATCTAATATGAAAACTGTAATAGATATCGAACTATGCAAGCAATTAGATGATAATAATTATTTTTATATTATGCATCGGTTTGATAATGTATTTGAAACAGTACAAAATCTTAACGACCTTAATTGTAATTGTGTGAGCGTTAGTATAGGAGTAAACCAAGAGTCTTATGACCAATTGGAAGCTATTATACTTAATAAATATAGAATTGATATTATTACAATTGACGTAGCTCATGGGCATCATTTAAAAGTCAGTAATATGGTTAGGTTTGTTAAAAAACATTTCCCTGATTCAATAGTTATTGCTGGTAACGTCGGAACATACGATGGGTTTCAATTTTTAGAAGACGCAGGCGCGGATGTTATTAAAGTAGGAATTGGATCGGGAGTTATTTGTACTACTCGGTATAAAACCGGTTTTGGTACACCTATGTTTTCAACATTATTAAAAATTAGCTCTCACAAAACAAAAGCTAAAATAATGGCAGACGGAGGGTGTAAAGAATTTGGAGATATTGCAAAGGCTTTAGTTGCTGGAGCAGATTGCGTAATGGCTGGATCTTTTTTTGCAGGTTGTATTGACTCACCAGCAAAACATATTAACGGGCATAAACAATATTATGGTAGTACATCATATACTCAAAAAAGAAATAAATTAAATTTTGTTGAAGGTAAACAAATAGAAATAGACTTAGCACCGGAATATAATATTAGATTAAGAGAGATTGAAAAAGCTCTTAAAAGCTCTATTTCATATGCAGGTTGCAAAGATTTAAGTTGCCTAAGTGATACAAAGTTCATACAATTAAAGTGATATGTGTGGAATTTTTGGCTCAACTGATATTAAAACTTTTAGAGAGTTATATACAAAAAACTCTGAAAGAGGTAACTTTGTACGTAGCGTAACAATGTTGTTCCCGGGCGGGATGAAAAACGGCAGCCGAGTAGCAACAAAATACGAACAAGATTTTGACAGACACATAGAAGAAAATACTTTTTGTATATATTATCTAGGACATGTACAATCCCCTACATCAGAAATTAGAACATTTAATACTGATACTTCTCATCCATTTACGTATAAAAATACATATTTAGCACACAACGGAGTATTACAAAATTTTAATGAATTACAAGAAAAATATGAACTTAAAGGTAAAACAAATAAGGTTGATAGTAGCGTAATATTACCATTGATATATATGTCTGGTATTAAAAACGCGTTATCAGAACTTGAAGGTACATTTGGATGTTGGATGTATGAACCAAACATGGGTAGATTACAAATTTTTAGATCAGGATCAACATTATTTACTCATGATAATTCTTTTAGTTCTATTCAATTACCCGGATGGGAATTAGCAGAAGAAGGAGTAATATATGAATTTAATTTCAGTAAAAATAGATTCTTCCAAACACAAAAGTTTGAATTAAATTCTCCATTTTTTGTATGAAAACTCTCATAGCAGTCGCTACTGAACATACTGAGGCTAGCTTTAAAACAACTAAATTATATAAAAGCTTAACTCATCACGAAGAAAACACTATAACTACTTTCGACTTAAAGCCTACATATCAAAATACTAGTGGACTATGCGCCGTTTATAATAATTATCTTATCCCGGAAAATTTTAAAAAATATGACTGTATTCTTTTTGTACATGATGATGTATTTATTGATAGCATAAATTTCTTAGTAGAAATTCGCAATTCGTTTAAGCGAGGATTTGATATTATCGGTGTCGCTGGAGGAAGTAAGTTACAAGTTCAAAAACCTTGTTTATGGCATTTATTATGTAAGCCAGATACTATGTCTGGTATAGTGTCACATTATTATAATAATACAGATTATGCTCCTACAATCTTCGGACAAACACCTAAAGAAGTAATATTATTAGATGGTGTGTTTTTTGCAGTTCGAACAAAATCAATTTCTGAGAAGAAAGTAAAATTTGATACTAATCTTAAAGGATTCCATTATTATGATTTAAAATTTTCCTTAGATTGTCATTTAGCTGGTTTGCGCTTAACTACAGCTCCTATTCACATCATTCATGAATCACCCGGGTTACTCAACCACACAGAAGAATATAGCAAATCAGAAGACTACTTCTATAATGCTCTGTTAGAACATGCTAACAAACGAAAGTAATTACTTAGATATAGATTTAGAGTATTTAGAAAAGGTAGTTTTTAAGAATTGTCTTGAAGACGAAGTTTATCTAAATTCTATTATTGATAATCTTAATTATAAATTTTTTAAAAATAAAGATTTTCAACAAATAATTAAAATAATACAAGCTCTTTATCGAAAAAATAATAGACGGCCCTCTCTCACTGAATTACAATTATATTTAAATACATCTCAACTCAAAGAACACTATCAAGCAAGTAAAAAAATTACTGATGTTTTAGAAGTAGAATTATCTAATGATATATTACTTTCTTATACAGAGAAATTCTTACAAGAACAAGCTGTATTTAATACATTTCTAGAAATCGTTGATAATAAAGAAAGAGATGTAAAAAGTATTTACGATAAATTCTCAAAAGCATGTAATATTTCTATTACAACAAATGTAGGTCATAATTATTTTAAAGATGTAGAACAACATATTACCGATCTAACAACACGTGAAGAAAAGATTAAAACCGGGTGGGATTGGCTTGATGCAAGACTAGGAGGAGGTTTCCTAGAACAGGGCCGTAGTATGTATATTTTTGCTGGGCCTACTAATGTTGGAAAGTCTATATTTTTAAGTAACATTGCAAGCCATGCTGCGGCCCAAGATAAAAATGTTTTAGTTGTTTCTCTTGAAATGTCAGAAATGATTTATTGTAAAAGAATTACATCTAAACTTACTGGATTACCTGTAAATCATTTAGATGATCACGTAGAAGACTTAAGAGAAAAGGTAGGTAAATTTAAAATAACCCATCCTAGAGCAAATATGATAATTAAAGAATTTGCTCCAAGCTCTATTACACCTATCCAGCTTGAAGGTTTTATTAAAAAATTAATTAATAAGAAATTTAAACCTGATATTATAGTACTCGATTATTTAAATCTTTTAGCAAGTACATATGGTAATAATTCTTATGAACGAATAAAGAGTATATCTGAACAAATAAGAGCAATGTCGTATACTTTTGAATGCCCAATTATCTCTGCTACACAAGTAAATAGAACAGGATACGGAACAGGTAATAATGCAGGAGGTCCTGGATTAGAGGCGATTGGAGAAAGTTACGGATTAGGAGCCACTGCAGATGTTATAGTAAGTATTTGGAGAACAGAAGAAGATGAAGAAGATGATGCGCTTCATATAGGTATTATTAAAAACCGATTTGGTTCTAATACAGGTAGTACTCGAGTCTCTATAGATTATAATACTCTTACTCTTACGGAGAATAACGATTTAAATGTTAATGAAGATGTAAATACTGCGGAAAATGATGCTGTACAATTCGGAAGAGTGATGTAAATACCTACAAAGCATAGTGAGAGAGAGATCAACAACGTCAACATATATAAATGGAGACAAACCAGTAAAGACCGTAGACCGGCTTAAATTATATGTTCGCTTAAATGAAGAAGCTAATAATCAACCCGCATCACCCTTTCCAATTAAAACATTTACTCTTAATGAAAATCAATTAAATAATTCATTTAATAAACTCGGCCAAGTTGGCTCATCTCCCTCGAGAACGGTAAGCAATTTATTCTGGATGAATATTGATTGGCGAGAAATTAAAAAAACGTTAGGAGAAATAAATATCTTAGATTTTGGATGTGGATCGGGAAGTTATTTTAAAAAATTATATGAATGGTCTAATAAATCTATATCATCTTATACTGGTATAGACTTACAAGAATCTTCTAAATGGAAAAATTATACTAATGCATCTTTTATAAAATTAGACATTGATAAAAATATCGATAATTTAAAATCATTTTTCCCAGAAAAAATAAATTTCTTTATGTCTCAATCTGCGTTAGAACATATAAAATATGATTTAGAAATTTTTACACAAATAAAAGAATATATATTAAAAAACAAAAAACCTGTTACTCAAGTACATTTAGTACCTGCACCGGAAAGTCTTAGACTATATCTAACTCACGGTTATAGACAATACGGTCAAAATGCTCTTAATAAAATAATAAATCTATTTAAAGATTTTTGTGATATTAAAATCTTCGGGCTTTGCGGTGAAGATTGTAATAATCTTCATTTTAAATATATTACACAATCAATGTTTGGGAATCCCGACAAAAGAAAAACACACCCAGATAAATATAACGACCGATTAAAAAAATCGATTCAAGGAGATATGAAAAAACAATCAATAGATTCTGCTTGTTTTTGGGCTTTAAGAATTAATTACAAAGGATAATTATGACGACATCCAAAGATATCAATAAAAAATCAACACGACCTAAAATATATGAACGCAATCCTGATACTAACGTAATACGCTGGCGATATTTAGGAGAAGATCCAGAAGTTTATGGTTGGCCTCATTATGGCAATATTTTAACAGAAAAAGAAACAAATGATAAATAAAGACGAAATAATCTTTACCGACTTAGATCTTGATGGTTGCTGTAGTTATTTAATTTATACGTGGTTTAAGCAAACTAAACCAAAAGCTGTTACATTAAAGGTTTCTAATATCCGTGAAAAACTATTAGGATGGCTTAACTACAATAAAATTGAAGATTATAAAAGAGTGTATTTCTTTGATTTAGACACTACAGAAATTAAAGACTTAATCGATAAAGAAAATGTAATTATTTTTGATCATCACAAATCACATGAAGATGAATACTCCCGGGCAAAAACATTTATCAATACAGAGCAAACATCATGTAGTAAGCACATTTATCAAATATTAAATCATATATATCCAAATGTTAACTTAACTAAAGAACAAAAAAAATTAATAACGTTTGCGGATGATTATGATTGTTATGAATTAAAATACCCGGAAAGTAATAAATTAAATTTTTACCTCTGGTATACAAACGGTGACAAACTGCAAAATTTTATTAATGATTTCGAAAATGGGTTCTTTGGATTCACAAATGAACAAAATAAAATAATTAGCTATCATTTTTACAAATTTAAAAAACTAAGAGAAAGTATAGACTTGTTTAAGGCGAAACTTTCCATAGCAGGGAAACAATACGATTTTATTAGTACATTTGCAAGCGAGTATATTAATGATTTAGGTCAATTTATAATTGATAATCATGCATGTGATGTATGTATGATGATTAATCTAAAAAATAACAGAGTGTATCTACGTAGAAATAGAAATATTGATTTTAATTTAAGTAAGTTCGCAAAAAAAATATGTGATGGAGGAGGTCACGAATATGCTGCTGGAGGTATCTTAAACGATAATGTATTAGCATTAAGTAAACAATTTGAACCATTAAATGGATAGTCCATATACAATCTTAGAGCGAAAAGATATGATACATGTCTTTTTAACGTTATGTAGTTTTATTTCTATTTGCGAAAATAGAAAAATTAATCTCGCAAATGTATTTTTATTAGTTCTTAAAGAAGAGAAATACAGAGAATTATTTAAAAGGTCGTTATTATTAGATAGTAATTTTGAATTAGTTAAATTATTTTTACAACATGACCCCTATCTATATAAGAGTAAATATATAACTAAATATCTTAAGAAAAATGATATAGATTTATGAATAAATTATCGATATTTGAAAAAAATATATATAATATTTATCTTAAAACTTCTAGAAATAAAAAAGGATTTACCCCTCGAAAAGATTTTAACAAACTAGACGATACAAAATACGTTTTACTTAAGAAAATATCAAACACTTTAAAAAATAAAAAAATAGATCCAATTATATTTTTTAATGCACCATATAAATTATATTCAGAAAAATATGTACCGCTTGACTTTTATAGTACATTTAACGCTATTTCTACATATAAAAAATACACGACAGATATAGAATTAACAAAACCTGATCATCAATTTAATATTACTAGATTAAGAAACAGCTTTAAATTTATCTACGATATGTGTATTAAACATAATTTAACAAGTTGTGACCAATATCTCGACATACAGTCAGGAATATATCCTAATTTTATTTTAGATTTAAAAAATAATGATATTAATTATTATTCCTTATTGTCTCTTAATGTATCAGAAAAAAATATTAAGCTAGAAAAAAATATAGTTGAATTTGTATGTGGAAGCTTTTATAATACTCTAAGTAGTTTGAGATCGAAATATACATTTTCGAAAAAAATGAAACCTTTGGGAATAAAATTAACGAATACTATAAATAAAATATTAAAAACAAAATGACAACAAAAAATATGTTTGAATCAATTAGAGGAGCGATGGCTCAGACCGCGCAACAAACTTCAACTAGTAATATTATGCGACTAAAGCCAGGTAATACGTATACATTACGGCTTGTACCGTTTGTAAAGGATCCTAGTAAAACATTTTTTCATTATTACTCGCATGGATGGGTAAGTGAAATGACGGGACAATTTCAAAGTTCGATTAGTCCACAGACATGGGGAGAAAGAGATCCTATTGCAGAGGCTCGATATAGACTCTCTCGTACTGGTTCTGAAGAAGAGAAAGAAAAGGCAAAAGCTTTAAATCGTAAGGAAAATTGGCTTGTTAATGTTTATGTAGTAAAAGATCCTGATAATCCGGAAAATGAAGGTAAAGTGAAAATTCTTAGATTTGGTCGTCAATTACATAAAATTGTAATGGAGGCAATGGAAGGAGAAGATGCAGAAGAATTTGGTGAAAGGATCTTTGACCTCTCAAAAGACGGTTGTAATTTTCGAGTCAAAGTTGAAGAGCAAGGCGGGTATCCGACATATGTGAGTTCTCGTTTTGCTATGCCTTCTGAAATCGCAGGAGTAACAACTAGTACTATTAAAGATGTTTACGAACAAACGTTTGATTTGGAAAATGTTTTTCCTGTTAAAAGTTATGACGAGCTACAGACAATGCTCAATGAACATTATCATGGCGTTACAGAAGAGGCTGCAGCAGAAACTACACCAAAACAACCCACAAGCACTCCACCTGAAGAAGATGATTTACCTTTTGATGATTTAGATTCTAAATCAAAAATCGATTCTGATTCAACTCCTATTGATGATGATAAAGTTAAAGAATTGCTTGATACCTTGGAATAAAAGATGAACGAAGATGTCGCAGTAAAAATGTTCATTCATCAAATGAACGACCAAGCGAAAAGCTTGAATAAGGATATTGTTCAAAAAAGTGCGACAATGAACGATATACCTGTAAATAAGGAGATATATAAAAAATCTCAACCACGACATCAACAACAGCAACTCCCACAACAGCAACAGCAGATATATCAACAACCAGTTGCTCCTCAGCCACAAATTACAGGAGATCCCGCTCTATTGAATAGCTTAATAGAGCGGGTATCTGCCGTTGAAAAACAAATTAGTAAATTTGTGAGCTTAATTGAAAAGAGAATTGCAAAAAACGCAAAAGAAATTAATATACGAATCAAATTAAACGAAAATAATGATTCTACCAATAAAGAATAAAGATAATTTTATTCAAAATTTTCTTAATCCGATATCGAGATTAAATTCATCTGCGACATTAGATGTACACGATACTATATCTACTATAGTTCATAATAATTCTAATATTTTTCTTAAAGCAGAATATAAGATCAGTTGGGACGATCACCCAGAACAATGTACTATATGCTTACCTGATACAATAAAATTAATTAAGATTTTATCGTGCTTAGACGAAAATGATTTACATCTTGAAATAGAAAAAAATTGTATAAAATATAATAGTAATGTTAATAGATTTACATATCATTTATTTGATAGTAGTATAACAAAAGATACTGCATTTGATTTTAATAAAATTGATGATATTACATTTAACACTAACTTTAAACTTACAAAAGAAAAAAATAGTGCAATCTTAAAAGCACTTCCGTTTGTAACTGAATCTAGTAAAATATATATTAAAACCGAAAACACAAATGTATATGCTGAATTATCAGATAAAAAACTACAAAACGTAGATAGTTATACAACTTTGTTAGCGGATGAATATGATGGACAAGATTTAGATTATGAATTAATCTTAGATATTGAGTTGTTTAGGCTTATTTCTATATTAAATTTTAATGAGGCAATTATTAATATAAATAACCAATATAAAATGCTTATGCTTAAACTTAATATTGATAATATCGAACTTACATTTGTTAGTACGAGTTATAAAAACTAATGAAAAATAAAGTCACGACATGTGGGTATTTTATTAAACGTTTAAGAGATAACGGATATACAGTAAATAGAATTTTCTCAGATTATACATCAAATGATCCTCGGCGATGGACCATAATGATTAATCCAGAACAAAATGCCTTATATATAACGTGTTATGTTAATTATGATTGGAGTGGAGACTTTAAATTTGAACTAAATGACGGAAGTCACTTTAAGAATTATCAATTAAAAACTGACAGCATGGAAGTTATCATGACTAAATTAATCGAAAAGAATATTACACCTAATGAAAAGACAAATGCCAAAACCTAGGAATTTTGATAACTTATTAAAGTCTAGTATTAATGCCGCTGAGTCTGTCGATTCAATGGAAGAACAAGATATGTCGTTTATTAACGATTATTTAGCGGAGCATTTAAAATCATTTATACTACTTGGATATGACCTTAAAGGAGAAAGTGTAGTAATTGTTTCAGGTAAGACTCCTCAAGATTATGACGCTATAGAGACATTATTAAGACGAGTAGGTAGTATAGATTTCTTCAGCGACATACAAGAACAAAAGAATAAAGATGAATAAAATAGTTGTTTTAGGTAACGGTTATATTGGGAAAAAAGCTTATAAGTATTTTCTCGAAAACTTAGAAAATATATATGACGTAGTTCATTTAGCAAACTATCCATATAATACACCCGACAAATTAAAAGAAACATTATTTAGTAATTTAATATCCGAGTTTCGCGGATCACAAACTAAATGGATAATAAACTGTGTTGGGTACACTGGTGCTCCTAATGTGGATGCCTGTGAGGAGAATAAGCAAATTTGCTGGGATTTAAACGTAACACTGCCTACTATGCTAGCTCAGTTTTGTGTAAAAGATAATATAAAAATTATTAATGTAAGCTCTGGGTGTATATATGACGGACCAACAGACGTACAATACACAGAAGAAGACGAACCAAATTTCGGACTAACTAATCCTGATAGTAGTTGGTATAGTAAAACAAAGCATGCAGCAGAACTATGCCTGAAGAACTTTAAAAACGTTTATACTTTACGTATAAGAATGCCAATTTGCAATGATTTTAACTCTAAGAAAAACTATTTAAGTAAAATCTTAAAATATAATAATATTCTCGAAGAGGTAAACTCTAAAACTGTTATTGAGGATCTACTGCATGTAATTAATAAAATTATTAATATCGAAGAATTACCTAACGGTGTGTATAATTGTGTCAACCCTAATCCTCTTAAAACAACTGAAGTGTGTGACATCTTAGATAAACACGGACTATGGAATCCGAACTGGAAGTTTATTACCTATAATCAATTAAAGGAACATATTGTCGCTAATAGATCTAATTGTATTTTATCAATAGATAAAGTGAAAGAGTATGGATTAGATATGCCGTCAGAAAGAGAGTCGTTAATTAGAATATTAAGTGAAAAAGAAACATACCTTACTAAAGAATTAGCGGATGAAAGATAAAAGTATATTACTTATGACATATCGCGATTCATCCGCTGAATCAATATATCATGATTTATATAAACATACTGAGCCATATTTTAAAGAGTATGCTATAGCTAATAACTACGAATATAAACATATTTTAATCGATGATATAGAGCCAAATATATGCCGTCTTCGAAAATTAAGTCTTATCACAAGACAACTACAACGTAATTACAAATACATTATATATTCTGATATTGATATTGTTATCAAAGATCCTACTTATAATATATTCGATGAATCTAAAAAGTTAATACATAAAGATATAACTATATCATCAGATTCTCACGGGCTATGCACTGGGTTTATGATTATAAAAAATACAATATTTAGTAGAGTATTTTTTAACACATGCACTTTTTTAAAACCAACAACAATATCTGAATACCCACGCTCGCAAAAAAGCGCTGACGATCAAGAAATGATAAAACATTTGTATTTTGAATATCCACATATAAGACAAAATATTGACCCAAAATTAAGTGAAGGAGTAGTATCTAACGTACAATCATCAGAATCAAATATTCGCGATAGCTTTGCTCATCATCATTGGTGGAATTATAGAACGCAAGAATATATTGATGAGGTATTTAACACATTAAAACCATGAAAGATAAAAATATTTTAGTAACAGGCGGTTTAGGATTTATTGGAAGTCATTTTGTAGAGCTCCTTCACCGTGAATGTGAAAATTGCGAAATAACAATTATCGATAGTTATGCATATTGCGTGTCTGATAAAACAGAAGACTATCTATGGGACATGTATAAAAAGTCTAGTAATAAATTAGATATAATATATGTAAGTATTTCAGATTTTAAATTAGATAAAGAGTATGATTATATTGTAAATTTTGCTGCAGAATCTCATGTAGATAACAGTATCAAAGCTGGTGATATCTTTATCGATAGTAATTATGTAGGGGTATACGAATTATTAAAACAACTACCTGACAGTACAAGGTTTCTTCAAGTAGGAACGGATGAGGTATATGGTAGCTTACAGTTTAATTCAGACCCGAGCGAAGAATACAGTTTATTAGAACCATCATCTATATATTCAGCAACAAAAGCAGGAGCAGATTTATTAGCACTATCCTTTCACAAAACATATAAAAAGGATATTATTATAACAAGATGTACAAATAACTTTGGACCCAGGCAATACTCCGAAAAATTTATTCCGGTTATTGCTTACAAAGCTAATAATAATGAACAAATTCCAGTATATGGAAAGGGTAATAACATACGTCAATGGATATACGTCAAAGACCATTGCGAAAAAATATATAACGTATTAATGCAAGGAGATGCAGGAAAGATATATAACCTTGCTCCTGACTCAGAATACCATTCAGAAATATCTAATATTGAAATTGTAGAGATAATTTTGACGATTTTGAAAAAGCCTAAAAAGTTAATTAGCTATGTTGAAGATAGAAAAGGTCATGATCTTAGATATAGTTTAAGAGATTCAGCGTATAGGGACATGATGATTCAATCAGGCGATCAATTAGAATTTTCTGAAACTCAAAAAACATTTGCCGATGATTTAAGATACACTATAATGTGGTATATTGAAAATGAAAAATGGTGGGGCAAATAATCTTATAATAGACGGCAACAATCTATTATACCGAATCTTTTGGACTAATAATTTTAAATTAGACGAATCAAACAGTCCAGGTCAAATATTTCTATTTTTACGATCTCTAAAATCTTATGTAGATAAATTTCAATCAAAAAAAATTTATTGTACATGGGATAAAAAATTAGAATGGCCTTCTACTAATTTCAGGAATGAAGTTATTACCGTAGAATATAAAGCGAATAGGGATGACGATAAATTTAAAGATGTACATGAGTATGCAGAAAAAATCCAAGAGATTATTTCTTTACTAGGTGTACATAATATGTTTCCGCTTAGAATGGAAGCTGATGACTTAATGGCTTGGTTATCAGCACACCTTCCTGGTCAAAGTGTTATAGTAACAACTGATAAAGATTTATTACAAACAATATCCGTTGATACTAAAATCTATAGTCCTATAAAAAAGAAAATAGTTACATTACAAAATTTTGAAGAATATACAGGAGTATCTAAAGACCAATATTTAAATTACAGAGCTGTAACAGGTGATAAATCTGATAATATACCTGGTATACCTAAATATGGTCTTGCTCGATTTAAAAAATTAGATCTAACTAAATTAACAGAAGAACAGCAAGTCATTTATGAAAGAAACTTAAAATTAATGGACTTATCAATTGGTTATGATTATTATCCAGATGAGGTACCTATATATGAAGAACAATTAAAAAAATGTAAAACTCATAAAAGTAATCATAATAAATTTATAGAAGAAGCAAAGAAATTAAATATGTGGTCTATTGTAAGGAATTATTCTTCATGGCGAGAATCGTTTAATAACAACGAAAATATAATAAATATTATTAAGAAGGCGATTAAAAATGCGAAAAGTTGAATATACAAAAAATCCTAATAATATAATGGGACCTGCTGGTAATACAATTGCACCTACAATGAGAGAAGTTAGAATGGGTGATGAAATACGTACAGAAGCACATTATACTGATCCTCACACCGGCCAATTTATTACAAAACAAATAGTTGATGTCCGATCAGTAGATGAGCCTAAATGACGTAATACCACAAGAATATATTGTAGAAAAATTTTATCAATATGCGGGGTATCCTAAGTATAAAAAATTAACTAACGTATATGAAGGTGGTTGTCCTGTTTGTAGAGAAGGTAAGTCTTGGAATAAAAAAAGAAGACTCTACTATATAGTAAAAGAAGATCATATTTTCTGTCATAATTGTGGTTGGAGTGGTTCTCCTGTAAAATGGGTCCAAGAAGTAACAGGTAAGAATTATATTGATATAATTAATGAATGTAAAGATATAGATACATTTAACATTCCTGTTGAAACAGAAGATAAATTAACTCCCGATAAACCACCACAATCTCTTCCTGGTGATTGTATTAATTTATACGATAAAGTTCAGTGCAGTTTTTATAGTCATGAACCAATGGTAACACATGCTATAATTACATGCAAAGAGAGAAGACTATTAACAGCAATTAATAAACCTAAATCTTTGTGGTTTAGTAGAAATGATTTTGTACATAAAAATAGAATAATAATACCGTTTTATGATAATAATAAAATCATATTTTATCAATCAAGAAAATTAAAACAAAATAAAAAAGATACAAAGCCAAAATATCTTTCAAAAATAGGAGCAGATAAAACAATATTTAATATCGATAAAATAGATAATACTTTAGAGTATATTTTTATTTTTGAGGGACCAATAGATAGTTTTTTTGTTAAAAATGGTGTTGCAGTAGGTGGTATCAGCAAAGGTAGATCTTGTTTTACAAAACGACAAGAACAACAAATAATTCAAAAACCTTTTCATAAGCGTATTTGGGTTCTTGATAACCAACACTGTGATGAAACAGCAAAACAAAAAACTCAATTATTACTCAGTCAAGGAGAAAAGTGTTTTATATGGCCTGAAGAGTTATTAAATTTTAAAGATTTTAATGATTTGTGCGTAAAAATAAACCGAGACGAAGTTACATCTCGGTTTATACTTAACAATAGTTATACTGAATTAAAAGGTAAATTATTATTATCTAGAATTTAATTAACCAGTCCAACCTGCTGGCCTAGGCCCAGCTATTTCATCCGCCCACGCTTTATCAGTAGCCGCTTTTGGTCCAGCTATATAAACAGCCCATTTCTTATCAAGATCAGACTTATAACCCGACGCCTTGGGCGCTGGCTTCGGCGGTGGAGGAGGTGCTGGCGCTGGTCCTCCAGGAGCAGCATCTTTGGCAGCCTCTGCAGCATCAAATTGAGCTAATACCTTTTCTGCTGCTTTTCTTTCTTTTTTCGCATCCCTATATGCCTTTTCAGCGACCTTCTCTTCCTTCTCATGAGCCGCGATTATGTCCGCAGACGGAGTACCGCCGTGCTCCTTTTCAATCACTTGCCAAGCCGATCTCGTCGCTTTCCAAGCAACACGTGCTTTTCTAGATTGGATCTCGTGGGTCTCTATTCCTCGTTGTAACTCCGCTCGTCTTCCTGAATTTGCCATAATATTAATTATTTATGTTTTTCTATATAAAGGTTTTTAAAAATTTGATTTAATCCTGCTAATCTCTCACATACATCTAAAACTTCATTTTTTGTAGCATCAGAAACATCAGCATAAATAGTACCTACTTTATTATCATCTCGTAACTTACCTAACACACTAGAAATACCACCATTAAGATATTGTAATACCTCATCAATATTGGTAATCCATTCTTGTAAATCTTCAAGTTCTTGTTGCTCGTTCGGGTTCTGATCTATTACATCTTCAAAATCGTCGGCATGATCTGGTTCATCTAAAGCATTTGCAAAAGATTGTTGATCGTCGGTCGGCTCCGCATCAATTGCTGGCGCAGGTGCGGGTCCGGGAGCAGCAGCTGGGCCTGGTGCATCAAATTCATCTTCTAAAAGTAAAGATAAAAATTTATTTTCAAACTTTCCCATGTAAGTATTTAATAAATACTTATGATGAAAGGCATACTTTTCGAAGATTTATATAAGTACACTAACAAGTATTGGAAAGACGTGAAGTCTAGACACGTTCGACCAACTACAAAAACATTAGCTGATATTGCACAGGCTAGTCCAGCAACTTATAATCAAATTTCAGCTGACCTTGTTCCTTTTCCAGGTGATCATTTAATTGAACAATTAGGTTCCGCTTATAAAAATATAGCGGATGCTACTGGGCTATTAGTTCAGCTGTTCGAAAATCCTTCCACCCACTTAGACGAAAAAGTTGTACAAGCCGCAACTTTAAAGTTGCAAAAAATTCAAGATCTTATAAAATCAGTGTCGGAAGATTTAGATCATGACGAATCAGATAGTTAAGAGTTTATTAATTTTAATTTTAATTTCAAGTTCAATTAGCGGTATAACAGTTTTATTTTATCCCTCCCTTACTAGCTTTATAAAAGTATTCATAGGAGCAACCGGGGCTCAAATACTGTTCTTTTTTCTATATAATAATATTCTTAGATATATCGCTCGCTTAAATTTAGAAAAAGAGGCGCTACATTTATCTCAATTAGCAGAACAAAATCGGATTTTAGCTGAATGTCAAGGATGTAAAAAAATGAATAATGTATATGTAATATTAACAAAGGACGACAATGAATTTAATTGTGAAGAATGTGATGCTCAGAATAAAGTAAAAATTGATATTAGTACTGTATTACCAACAACAATGATTTATGAACAATAAAAAACCTACTAAAGACTATTCACAACTGGCACGATGGTTGTGCTTATTTGAAGCAGTAAATATTATTGCTGAAAAAGCAGAAAAAATAGGACATACAAAAGATTGTCTAAAGCCGATTCCTATTAACAAATATATTAATGAAAGATATCCTTCTGTATTAAAGGACGTAGAATATGAATTTAGTAATAATCTCCATACACATCGTCGTTAGATCCATATTCAAAA